ACCTTCGGAAAGACGACAGTTGCGAAGGCTGTCAACACCACCAGCCGCGCAATCGCATTGATGCGGGCCTGCGCTTCGGTCTGGCCTCGGGAGTTGCGATCACTTTCCTCCTCAGGCTTGAACGATCCGACTGCGTCCGATACGGCGTTCATTACCGGCCGCAAGATGCCGCCAAAGTGGTAGCGCCAGAAGGCTGAGAGGTTCGGATTCTCCATCAGCCGGCCCAACGCTGCACTTCCACCCACCCGGATAGGCGTCGTGTACTCAGCTACCTGGAGATGCGCCCAATCGCGTGCTGCCGTCTCCGCCTGCTCCTGAGGCATGCCTTGGCGTTCGAGTTCGGACTCGCGTGCGTAGAACGATTGCAACAGGAATAAGTCGTTGATGCCGAAGGTTGCAAGATGGTTCTTGTCTTGCAACCACTTCCCGGCGTCCGCTATGCCCATCAGCGCGCTCAGAGCTTTGTTCTGCGCTGGCTCGGCCGCAAGTTGGTCGGTGAACCCTCGCAGAATGTCCTTGGTCGTCTGGTCGAAGGAGGTGCTTGCTCCCTGCAAATCAAGCCCCAGGCGCAACAGACGGCGGTACTCCGGCCCTCCCATGTCCTTGAGGGTGTTGACGGCCTTCACGCCTGCCTTGGCGTTGTCTCCGTACCATCGTGGAACCAGAGCGCGCCCGGTGATTGCCTCCGCTGCCTTGCCAGTGAAGAAGTTGGCTGCGATGTTCTTGCCGTGCATGAGCGGATTCATCAGCACCGTCTGTATTATGAAGCGGTTGGCCTTCTCTGCGATATTCGGCTGCCCCCGACTTTGGAGGTAGTCAAACTGGTCCAGAGCTTCTGCGATGTGCGTCGGGAAGTAGTAGCCGCGCATCTGCTGCAACGTCGTGCCCTTCCATCCGTCGGGCACGGTCAGAGGATTATCCGACTTGACTGCCATACCCTCATCCGCAAGGATGCCCTTCAGCCGCTCCATGACGACGGCGGCGTTCATGGCCTTGTTCGTCTCCATCCAATTGACCAGCGAGGAAAGCATGGCGTTGGCGTGGTACTCCTGGCCGGTCTGCTGGGAGATGAATTTCGTGGTGCCGCGGTCAAACTTCCACTGGTCGCCGTTCTTGTCCTTCCACACCCTGCCCTGCATCTTCTCGCCTTCGTCGAGTGCAGCATCGCGGAAGTCTTCATTGCCCTTCAACTCTTCCTTGCGGGCTTCCATCTTGGTTACATTCTTCTTGAGCATCGGCTCGGTGCTGTTCTTCAGCCGCTCCTCGCGCTTCAGGAGTACGTCGAGCTTGCGCGAGATCTCCGCACGCTGCCCAAAGGTGGGCTCGGTCGAATAGACAACCTTCCCGCCGAACATCGAAGTGCGTCCTACCGGAGCTTTGACCTTATCGAGCAAGTCCATCTGCTTGCGCAGGTCGGCAATCTTCGCTTGCACGCTGGCAAGTTGTTCCTGCCTGTCAGCCTCGGGCATCTCCGCAATCTCTTTCCGCAATTCGGTGATGCGCTGGACGAACGGAGCCATGCGCTCGTCGGTTTCCTTGCCTGCATCAGTCAGGCCGGAGCGGAAGGCGCCCAAGTCTTCGAGGACCGGCTTACCGTCTGCGCCCATGCGGAAGCGAGTGACTCTGCCATGCTTGACCGCAACAGTTTCTCTCTCGCCATCAGGACCGTGAATCTCGTGGAAGACGCTTCGATTGCTCGATGGGAAGGTGCGGGAGAGTGCAGATCCGCCAGCGCGGAACCGCTTCATCGAGTCGCCCAGGATGCGATCGACCAACGTGTTTTTGTCTACTGCGATGCGGTGCTGGTAGTTCGGCTGCTCCGGTGCAACGCGCTCAACCTCTTCGGGCGGAACCCTGCCGGCCAGAATGTCTTCGAGTGTGAACTCTGTTCCGTCTTTCGCCCGTCGCTTCTGTGCATCTTTGTCTGACAGCGACTTGATGAGCAAAGTGATTGCGCGCTGGCTAGCTGCGCGTTTGTCGAGCGGCACTATCCACTTGTACTTGAGGCCGATCTGGTCCGGGGTCAGTTGGACTTTGGGGTCTTCGATGCTGGCAAAGACCTTATCGCCATCCTCTTTCGAGAATCCAGAATCTTGGAAAGCGCGTGCAATGCCCTTGGCTTCGAGGGTAGAGGCTTTGTTGGTGCGGTCGAGTCTTTGCAGAACGTCGTGGACGTTGTTGGCTACGTCGGCTATCTCGCTGCGATGCTCTAGGTTTTCACGCAGAGGTGCAGCCATGTTGACGAGGGGGGAGATGTCGAGGAAGCCTGCTTCCGGGTCTTCGGACTGATTCTTACCTGCCTCCGCATCCCGTAACTGCTCCCGCGTGGCATCCAGTTGGGCCTGCCACGACGACGCAGCGCCAGTGTTGCCCGCACGCTTCACGTCAGCTTCGAGGTCCGTTATCTCTCGCTTCAGGTTGGCGATGTGCTTCGCGTTGTCGAACTCGTCCGGGGCTTTCGGAACTCGGGGCAGCGCATAGCGGTCTGCCTTCGGCGGAATGAACTTGTCAGCCTTCTCTATGGCCCCTTCGATGGCAGTCAAGTTGTTAGGAATAGTGAATCGACCGTCGCCTGGAACCTGCACGATGAGCTTGCTGGCCGCTAATCCATCCGGCTTTGTCCCGGTGTTCTTGATCTTGACGTCGGGCACTTCACGGCTGTTGTAGTAGAACGGTTCGCCGGGATTCGTCATCTCGCCGCCGCGCAACCGCGCTTCCGCCATATCCTTCGCCGCTTTCATGCTCAGGCCGCTGGCGAGCGTCTGTTCGACTTTGATGGGCTGCTGGGTGCCCTTTGGGGTGTGGTATTCGCTGAAGATCACCGCGTACATATTGTCGCGTCCCGCCTTGATTTCAAGCGACGGCTGAGGATAGGTTCCCGTCATCAGTTGCGCGGTAAACTGCTTGCGGCCGTTCTGCGTCTTCGGCTCGGTAAAGCCAACTTCAGGGACGCCTTCCAAATGCTTCTCCCACGCCGCGCGTGCCGGTTCTAGAGCAGCCTTCAGGTATTCGCCCTCATAGTTTTTGAGCATCGTCCCATTGCGCGGCATCGCCTTCAGGGGCTTGAGTTGCAGTGCAGCGGCAGGGATCGGCTTGTCTTCTACGCCCTCGGTGCGGGTGACTTCCGGACTGTACTCGGTCGTCTGTTGAGTTCCTTCGCCACCGCTCTCATCGCCTTCCGAAACGGGTCGTCCTCCGGCGTCCGCAGTACGTGGGCTAGAACTATCTTTTTGTTTTCCATTTCGCTCCTTTGCTGATTCACCCGGCGCCAAAGGTTTCGGCTTGCGCTGTTCGGTCTGCGCTTTGAACTTCTCTACCGGCCCTTGCGCTTGTCCGCCATTGCCTTGAACTTCGCCTTCGCTGCGTGCGGGTCCGGCTTGTGCAGTCTTGCTTCCACCTGCTGGCTCTGCGCTGGGCCGCTGGACTTCTCCGGCAACTTCACTCCCTTTGACTCCTGGTTCCACTCGTTGACTTTCTTCGCTCCGAGTGCCGCTACCCCGCTCGGGCTGTTTGCCCACCGTCTCTGAAGATTGCTGACTGGCATCCTTGCCTCCTTGCTCACGTCTGGAATCCCAGAATGATCTACCGTAGTCAGTCTGACTTCCTGTGTCTTGAAACTTCCCGCCGACTACCTTTTCGAGTGCATCATAGGCGGCTGTAGCGATACCTTTGCGCCTGAATTGCGGTTCTACTTCAGCGCCTGCCATCTTCCATTCGCCGCTGGGATAGCGCAAGTATCCGAACGTCCCAATCTTGTTTCCTTCTGCATCCAGAGCATCGTAGTGTCCGGCGAACTTCCGCTGAAGAACAAAGGGCGTGCCGTCTTTCATCTTCAAAGGAATCCGCTCGGGTTCATCTATTCCCAAAGCACGGTTGCGCTTAGTTGTGCCTTCCTGCATCTGCACCGGCAACTCTGCCCGGTCATCGATAAATCGCTCAAAATTAGGATACTTGACGTTTGTGATCGGCAACTCGCGGCCAAACTGCTGCTTCGTCCACGCTTTGACCGCAGGCAGTCCGTCCGGATGCGAGGCGCGCGCGGTGAAGATCCACACGTCTTTCCCATCCGCCAGCATCTGCTTGACCGCTGCGACCTGCTCGGGAATAGGCTTGCCGATGACTTCGGGGTGGAACTCACCTGTTTTGTACTCTGCGAGGGTCTTGTCAAGGTCTACGGCGATTGCACCCTGCTTGGGAGTTTCGTGCCCAGGGGTTCCCGATGTCACGCCCTCGACTGGCGCGTTCTTGTCGACTACCTGCGCCTCGCCTGCTTTGAAGGGAATTCTTGCACTCCCGACCTTGATCCAGCCATCTCCGCTGCGGTTCGGCTTGAGCGCAATCACAGGCCCGATGCGGCCATCGGGGAGCTTTACGGTGGAACCTGCCTTGACTGGGGCAACCTCTGCCGACTTCCCTTTGAACGCAATGTCTTCAGTGGTCCCATCGCGCTTGCTGACGGTGATCGAGTCAATAGGGAACGACTTGCCATTCGCCAGCCACGTACCCTCATAGTTCTTGACCTGGTTCGGGTCGAGGTACGCAACTGTGACGTGCGGCTTGTAGTCGGGAAAGCTGGAAGGCTCAAAGTCTCCCTGCTTCTCTATCTCGGCGTTGAGTTTATGCAGTTCAGGAGATTCGACGGGCACGATCAAAGGAGATGCGCCATCCGAGTATTTGCTTGGCGGGAAGCTGGTTGTGACGCCCAACTTAGCCTGAAATGGAGTCTGGGATTCGATCCACTGCCGAAGCTCGGGGGTTATCTCTTCTGCTTTGAGTCCATACCGCACAGTTACATGCAGGTCCTGGACAATGCCATCGCCAGCTAGGTAAGGCTTCGGGATCTGCGATTGGATCGCACGCACAGCCTTCGCCGCAGGGCTGTTCTCGGGCAAGTTGGCTTGCGTGGACGCTGAATCGTACTTTGAGGCAACCTTTTTACCAGTCGCGCTCTCTGATGTTGGTACTGCCTTACTCTCTGTGGACGCCTGGGGAACAGGCTCTGCTTGATTAGTTTTCGCGTTTGCGTTATCGAGGGAGGGAAGAGCGTTGTCTGCTCCGCCCTCCTTCGGCTCTGGCGATTCTCCGCGATCCCCTCCACCCTCCGAATTTGACTCCGGCGAAAGTGTACCAGAATGATCACTCTTGACACCACCACCAGACTTTAGCGCAGCGTCGTGAATCTCGTGAATCTGCTTGCCGATCTCCTCTGCCTTGGCTGTGTCCCCTGCCGCAAGCGCCTTCTTTTGCTCGTCATACATGGGGTCAGTCTCTTTCATCGCCTCAACCTGCGATGTGGGCACAACCTGAACCTCTGAGGTCTGGTTCGCCTCTCCAGCCTCGCCAGTCTTTACAAAGACCTGCGTGCCCTTCAGCCCATTGTTGTCCAGCGGCTCAGTCCCGACGACAGGCATCTGCTCGGCAATCTTGCCCACTGCCGCCGTCTGAGCTTCAGGCGTGTCCGCTGGAACTCGCACACCTAGATGGTCTTTCTGCGTCTCGACAGGCTTGTCGCGGTCGGCTTTGTTCTGCTGCGAGGCCTCATTCTTCAGGCGAGAACCGTCTACCTCGGCACCCGGCACCTCTGCGACAGCCTTCTCTACTGCAACTACGGTTGGCTTCTCTTGCGCTTTGGCAGATTCTCGAATGGCTGCGGGATCGGTTGAACCCTGCACTACCGGACGGCCCTCGAACTTATCGAAGTCGAACGGCCCGGTATCGAACTTCACGCCAGATTGCGGCGCGGCAGGGGCAACATCTGCGGAGATTGGTCGGCGCGCTGCATTAGCCGGTGCGGTGAAGGTGCGCGTTGTGTCCTGTACTGGGGCGGGTGCAACCGGAGCGGCTGGCCGGAAGTCCTCCCACGGTCCATGCTCAACTGGCGGGGATGCAGCCCTAGTTGGGCCGTATGGCGATCCCGGCATCGGTGGTTTGGCAGATGTGCCATCTTCATCAGGAACTTGGAGATCACCCTGCCAGTTCTCGGCACCGAACGAGTTGATTATCTTGCCGGGAGTATCGCCCACAACGTGCTTTGCGGACAGTGCAGCCATTGCCGCATCCACTATGGCCCCGGTTGCCAATCTAGCCGCGAGTTCCTTGTGCCCACGTTGGTAAGCGGCCCATGCCGCAGGCGTCTCATGCATGGCACCTACGGCCATCTGCCCACCAAAGTAGAGGCTTACCAGTTTGGATTCAGGGAGCGCCATTATCATAGCCAACTGATCTACACGGCTAAAGTCTGAGAGCTTCTGCCTCAACTCCATCTCAACTGCCCCTGCAATGCCTGGTCGTTGCAGAGCATCGCGGCGAAGTAAATCCATTTCTTGCGACGTAGGGGTGAACGGGCCTTTATGTGCCTGCGCTTTTGCAGTCAAGTCCGCAATCTGCTGATGTTCCTCCGGAGTCAGAGGATGATCTTCAGGCACCAGGCGCGGGAGCTTGGATGACCAATTCTCATAGTCCTGCCTATTCTGCATGGACTGTGCGGCGTTGCGTGTAGTTCCGGTTGCGCGGTCCTGTGCCATCTGCGCAACCATCCCGGCGCGGGCGGCGGGATCGCTCTGCCCACTAGGGTCTTGGCTGGTGTCGTACCGCATATCGACTGAGGGAGGAGCCATCTGCAGCGTTCCGGCTACTCGGTCCTGCGGCATGGTTGAAATTCTGCCGCCATTGTCGCCGCCCTGCGATGGCGCATTGAAGGTTACTGAGGGGGGAGCAAACGCCGGAGGCCCGCTCTGCCGCATCCCTGTGATGCCCATCGAGCCCTCCGAGACAGGCATGGGCGGCTTCGGCGTGGGTGGTGCTGGCGGCGTGTAACCAGGAGGTCCAGACTGCGCCATGCCCACCGGAGCGCCTTGATCGCCGTGGTAGTAGGTTGGGCGGTCTACGTCAGTCTGCGAAGGCCAGTTCTCCGGGATGGGTGTCGTTGCAGCAACTGACTTGGGAGGTGCAGGCGGAGCGTAATCAGCCCACGGCCCGTCATCAGTCGCCTGTGGTTTGGCAGGCGCGGCGTAGTCGGTCCAGGGTCCATCCATCACCGCGTCGGCCATCTACTTCCTCACTTTTGCCCAGCTTGTAGGACTGGCCGGATCTCCTCCAGTGTAGCGATAGCCCTTGCGCACCTCATTGAGGCGCGGCGGCTTGGGTGCGCCCGGAGCTGGGGTGGCGGCCGGTGTCGCTGCCGAAGTGTGCGTCGGCGTCAGATTTCCAGTCGCATCGATTGTGTAACCCTTCTTCGCAAGCTTGGTGTTTGGGTCCGAGCGCCCGATCTTGTCGATCTGATCTTGGAACTGCTGCGCTGTGTACTCTTTGGCATCCTTATCCTGATAAGTCCCGTCAGGCTGGCGAGTCAGACTGTCCGCAAACTTTTGCTTGGCGTCCATCGCCTGCGCCACGATTGACCCAACCTCTTCAGGTGCGTCGGGGTCAGTCCTGTGAATAAAGCCCAGGACGTCATCGGACGACAACGGCTTTCCAGTTTCACCCTGGCGAGCTCTTGAGAAGGCATTGAACTCCACCAACCCGGCGCTTGGCTGCTCACCAGGCGCACGAGGCGGCTTCTCTTCGATCGTCGCGGCGTGCATAGCCTTCGCCATGTTGAAGTATTTCGCCGCTTCCTTCGGGTCATCGGTCGTGTACGCCTTTGAAAGTGCCTCCTGCTCGTTCTTTGGGTTGCCCTCGTTCGTTGCGCGCGTCTGGTCTGCTCCTGCTCGGGTTGCGTCCGCATTGGCCGTCGTCGTTTCATTCGGGAGTTTGTTCGCCACGTTTACGTCGCCGGAGCTCTCATGCGTAGTCTTGCCAACTCCTGCGAGAGTTGTATTTCTCTCCTTTTGCAGATCGGCCATTGTCTTGAATTTGTCGATAAGGTCTTGTCTTTGCTTCTGATCGGCTGCAAGTGTCGCCTTCCGAGTCGATTCGGCCACTCCATATTTACTGTTCGGAGCACCGTAGTCCTTGCCGCCGATGATCTTTCCCGGTTCGACTGCTCCTACGATCGCTCCCGGTATTCCACCTACGGCTGCTCCAACTACCGCAGACTTGACTCCGCGGCCAATTCGCTGCATCGCAGTAGGCGCGTATGTCTGTCCGAGCGGGTTTGTCGGAACGCTCCGCGAGGCGATATCTGCATCCAGTTTCGTCGTATCCGGAGGGGTTAGCGTCTCTCCAAGCCGTTCATTCACTGTCTTCTGTGCAGCCTGTTCCTGCCATGACATCGGTGCAGCAGCCGGAGTGGATGTTCCGGATGGGCTTACAGATGAACTTGTCGGAGGTCCGCCGGCCATGCTCTGCGGTGTGGGTAGCGTTGACGGCAGGGGCTGCGCAGGAACTGCTGCAGGCTGAGGCGGGGGGTGCTGAAGATAACTCTGGTCAATCTTGTTGGCTGGACTGGCAGGGTCAGTGCCTGGACGCGGCGGCGGCATGTTCTGCGCCATCTGCACGGGAACCTGCTGCATGGGACTGCCCAGTTTCTGCATCAGCTCGGCCCGCATCGACGGATTAATCTTTACATCATCGGGGTCGTAGCCCATATCCGGCAACACGTTGCCGCCCCGACTCATGCGCGCAAGATCACTACCATCAGCCCAATCGTTACCCATGAGCGGCCTCCATCTTCTCGCCGATGGAGTTCCATCGATCCATGCTTACCTGCCGCTCTGCTTCTCCGACCCCCAGCGACCACATCCCATTTGCCCTGTAGGTGTGCGAACCGTCCGTGATGATGTTGAATACTTTGGCGGATCCGGCTGGGTCTACACTAACAATCTTGCTTCGGCTTGAGGTAAGCACCATCTTGCCCATCGAGTGCATCGCCACTACAAATCCACCTACCGGCTGTGCAAAGGCATGGACTCGTGAGCAGGTCAGTACATGGCCATCGTCAGTTTCGATTCTCAACACTGGAGATTCGGCACTCTGAATTTCTTCGATAAGTACCGAATCTCCGTCGATACCGGCGATGTACTCGCCCACTTCGAGTGACTCGACCGCCTTCTCGGTTCCATCGGCCATCAGATACAGCGACCCCCTAGCTGGACACATAGCGGCTCCAGCGCCACCGGCGAACGCCTCACCAGCCTTCATTACTCCTTGCTGGAGCAATTCCAGTTCGCTCGGAGTATCTGAGGCTCTCTGGTCAATACCCAATGACTGATTGCCCGCATCTGCCTCGGCTGTAGCCAGCTTGCCCTGCTCGCCGGTGATTGCACCCTGCAACGTCGCTGGAACCTCGGACGCCTGCAAGACCTTGGCACCGTACCCTGCTCCCTGCGTGATGCGATCGGCATTGGCTTTAGCCTGCTCTGTCATTAGGTTGCGAGTGTTCGACTGATCGGCTGCAACTCCTGCTGCAACTCCACCAGAAGCGTTCTGCCCGGTCCTAACTGCTGCTGCCTGCGCTGCCTGCGCTGCCGCTTGACTCCCTGCATCGGCTGCTCCGGCCGTTGCTGTGTTGGTTGCCGTCTGGAAAGCACCACCTGCACCATAGGGATTCGCAGCGGCGAACTGAGATAGCTGATTCGAATATTGATTGACGTCGCCCTGCTGCGCCGTGATCGAGTTATTCGCACCGGTAAAGGCGTCCTGAGCGTTCGTATTGAACGTCTTGTTCTGCCCTTGGGCTGTATCTGCGACCTGCTGCTCTTGCGCTCGACTCATCGCTGGCGTCTCCCCTAGAGTTCTTTGAAATACATTGCCAAGCGATTGTCGACCCGGTGCAACCCATATGTCTCTAACAGTGTACTTTGCGCATCTGTTGCCCTCAGTTTCGGCACCAAAGCGAGCAAACTGTCATAGCCACGGCGTTTGAGAAAGTCTGCGGCCATTGGAATGTGGGCGGCAGAGATTTCGTGATTGTCACGCCCTCCACCCCAGCCCATTACTTCTATGGTTCGCGTAAAAATATGGCAGTTGACGACTCTTCCATTGTTTTCTGTGACTAGCGCCAGAGGCACGTTCTGGACTAGGTTGCCGAATCCGGGCTTGGATTCGTCCAGTTCAAAGATCTCCGGGACAGGGTAGCTTGTTCCATCGCGTCTGTTCTGCGCGGCTGCCATCCTCCACACGCGCGGAAGGTCACGCGGCTCTAAATTTCGAACCTTCATCATTTTGGCCCTTTGTAGACGGTGGCGCCGTGCCGTTTCGCATAGGCTGCCATTCGGGCGTGGAAAGCATCCAATTTCGCAAGGTGGGCCTTCACCATGTCAAAAGGCTTCAACTCCCCCAATTCTGGGTGCGCCAAACTGCCATCCTCGCCCAAACTCAATCCTCGGCTTACTGGCTGCTGGCAGTGGGGGCAGGAACTACCGTCCGCTCCGCTTCCCAGGATGATGGTAAATTCATGCGTTGCAGCGTTTCCTGAGCGGTCGATCACGCTCCGATTGATGAGCAGAAACCTGTGGGTTCCCTCAGCCAAATCCACCGACTCACTCTGAATTTCCCAACTCATACGTTAGTCATCCTTCCAGAGTTACCAGCCTCCGCCCCGCCGCCGCCGCCAGATCCACCAACGGTGACTTTGCCAATCGGCGTGAGCGAATCGAGCAATACTGCGCCGAGCGTCGGCTTCACCTGGTACGACTTCCCATCGTAGCCTACGAAGTTGTTTGAACCCAGCGCCGCACCCACGATGGTCGCAGCCGGCAGGATCGACTGCACCCCACTCTTGAGCGCCGTCAGGCTGGTCAGACCCCCCCCAGCGCCGTGGATGCTGATCGCCGCGGTTCCGGACTGCTGCGAGCTGGTCACGATGCCCATATTCGTCTGCGCCAGCGTTGCTCCGTTGGCAATCGCCGCACTCGACACAAGTCCTGAAGACACTGCGCTTTGACCGTGCAGGACAGGCTGATTGGCTACCACCGTGTTGTAGGAGGACTTCAGGCGAAAGAACATCTGCTGCCCCGGCGCATTGACTGCCCCTGAGGTCGACGTCGACCACGGCAAAGTCACGACGCCATTCGCAAAGGTCTTGGTGGGCGAGTAACTGACCTGGTGGTAGAGCACGGTCGGATTATTCTGCACCGGAGGCGTGATCGAGTAGTTGAAAGCTCCGTTCGCGCCCTGCACGCTGATTGCGCCCTGCGGAGGTGCTGCCACGTTCTTTGAGTTGGTTGCGCTGGTCCCAGTCGCACCGTTGAGCGTCTGAATCTGTTTGCTATAGCTCTGCAAGAGCACGCGCAGGGAGTCGTGATTGCCCTTGATGGCAGATTCGATGAGGTCATAGTCAACCGGTGGAGTGTAGGTCATGAGCTGCTGCTCCTCGCCTGCCGAACGGGAATGACGTAAACAATCGCCTTCTTGACCGAGAACCACACGTCGGGCTGTGCGCCGTTGTCCAGCAGCACTTTCCAGTAAGTTGAGATCCTGCGGTCCGGCCTGCGGGTGAAGTCGTCCTCATCGTTTGGAGTCAACTGCATCGGCGTGCACCGCAGAATCTTCGTATCTGCTTTGTTTGCCGTGAGGGTCTGTCTGCCAGCAAGAAAACTCACGTTGACCGCGCCCTGGCCAACAATCGATATGGTCACACCCTCGGGCTTGCACTGTTTCTGCATGTCGGCCGCGCTCTGGGTCATGTACTTACAATCGATTCCGGCGCCGTTGTCGTTGTATCGCCCGGGCGTGCGGGCGTTGATCAGGCCGCTCTGATCATTGGCCGCGTAGGCAAGTTGCGAGACATAGAAGTCAGAACCTGTCTGCGAAGTTCCGTCCGGCCCCAAAGGCAATGGTGGGGGATTCGGCACGGTGCGGTAAATCCGCTTGCAGATGTAGGCGGAGACGTCGTTGAAACTCCACCGTCTTGCCGCCTCCTGAGAGATTTCCCGCTGTGAGAAGGTGGAAAAGTGAATTGGATTCAGCCAGCCCTCGAGATACGACAGGCAAAACTCCTGATTCGGGACGGTGCTCTGGCCGGTGGGGACCTGAAGCCTTACCGTGTGCGTGTCATCGTCGATCGATACGCAGATGGTGGTTGCGGCTGCCCAGTTTATTGAACCCCACTGCCGCGGTATCTCTTTGCTCATCAGGTCTGGAGCGTTCTCGCCATCGTATTTGTAGAGTCCTGACCGATGCACAAAGATGATGAACTGCCCATTGCAGTCGAAAGCTCGAGGCCCGCACGGACCTACGCCATTGCCCTTGGCTGCGGACCAGCGCGCGACCACATCCCACGTGCTTGGCATGCCTGTGCCTGGAACAACAACCATCCCCGACCGCTCGCGCATTGCGTAAATTTGGTTGCGATACTCGACGATGCCCCAGCAAACCTCTCCTGAATTTGTCCTGATGGGGAGGTAGCTGCCTGAAGCGTCGTAGCTCTCATAGTCGCCCCGCAGAGAAATTACCAGCCCTGAGGTCCAGCCAGCCACTCCTGCATGGATCAAAGCATCTGCCGTAACTGAGTAGTCGATGCGCACCGACTGCGGAGGAGGTCCCAAAGTCAGTCTGTCAGTCGTGTTATTGCCTCCGGCCGCAACCGAAAGGCTCCCCGTCAGAAACTCGTCAGTAAAGTTGAATGTGCCATGCGTGGTGATGTTGTCGAGGAAGACGGTTGGGATGATGGTGATGCCATCTGACAGAAACGAGTTGGGATAGACCTGATCGACTGAAGGAATCTGCAGGTTGACCTGCCCGACCCACGCGAATGGCCCATCGATGGTTCCATCGGCTACTGTCCAGTTGATCAGCCTGCCAATGACGTTTTGCGGCCCTATAGGCACGTTGAAGACGGCAATCTCCCAACCATCCTCGTCCACGATGTACTTCGAAGCGGCTGCGGGCGTGAAGCCTGAAACCGTCTCGTTGCGGTTCATCCATGCTGGGACAGCGTAGCGATAGCCCTGAGTCGCATTGATTCCTCCATCGGCGGTGTCGGCGGCGATATTCCCCCCAGGCCCAGTACCGTTCACCGTGACCGGGCCTTTGCCGTCTGCCGTTTGCAGGATGAAAACCAAGGCAGTTACAGGAAAAGACCCCAACAGCGCATAGGCATTTATCGGGGGTTCGACAGCTCCGGTGGCAACGTCAGCCTCGTACACGTTGATGGTCGCAAGCTGGGGAAGCGTATCCACTCCTGAGAGCGTGACCAGAACCGCATCGTTGGCGATCGTGTTGAGGATAGAGTTTGAAGGCCCAACCGGAGTTTCGCCCAAGTTGTTCGAATAGCTCAGACGCACCCAAATGTCTCGCCCACCGGGAAAAGCTCCAACCGGGAGGGTTGCGGTGTTGACCAGCGGAGGGACTGCATGCGTGTTGTCGACGAAGGTGATAACCGGTGTTGACCCAAGCGCAAAGCTGCCTACCAGGTAGAACTGGCTGGTCAGCGGGATGCCTACAGTCGGCTCGACTGCTGCAGCATAGACGTTCACGCCTGTTACTGTGGGCCCGTAGCTCGCCGCCAGAGAAACCTCAACCGAATTGACTGACCCGGGTACTGCGATCGAGGAAATAGCCCCTGGAGTCGTTTCTCCGTAGGAGTTGGTTAGCGTCAGCAAAACAAAGACGTTGATCGGGAAGGTTGGGGCGTAGAGCCATGCACCGCCAGAGCCAAGCAGGGAAAGCCCTGGAGCACCTGGAGGGGCGACTGTGCTCCCTGCCGAGATGCGCGTCAGCACAGGCTCGACGATCGGCGCAGGCAGTTGCCCGGGAGTAATGCGCGCGCTGTTGAGGGTTGGCGGTGCCACTCCGGTTGCTGTAGCCGTCACGGTTGCGGTGGATCCAAGTGCGAAGCTCCCAACCAGCTCGAACGACGACTGCGCCGGCGCTGGATTGCCGAAAGGCACGTCAGCCTCATAAACGTTCATGCCCAGAATTGAGTACGGGGGAACGAGTTGCGAGAGCCACCCAGCCAGAGACGCCAAAGTCGGGATAGTGACGTCTACCGCCTGCCCTGCGCCGGTCGTTGTAACTGTCGCTGTAGCCCCGGCGATGGTCTCGCCCATGCCATTAGTGAAGGTCAGGAGGATTGAGACTGTCCGGTTTGCCGGGAAAGAGCCTCCGGAGACCAGTGCAAGTGCGGGGGCATCGGGTTGTGGAAGACGATTTGCAATCACCATCGTCAACTCTTTCCACTCAACCGGGGTCTGCCCTGCCTTCACCGGTGCCTCGAGGATCGTTCCACCCTCGGTCAGAGGCCAAACGGGTTCACCTGGGGCTGTTGTCGCTGTCCAGCCTGAGTTCTGCGCCTGGTAGGTGTGTCCGTTGCCTTGCTGTCCAGAGTTTGAGATGGAAGGAGTTGCCACCTCGCCCGCATAGACATACGTTGCCGGAGCCCAGTTCCACCCATAGGGCTTCATGCCCAAGGGATCGAGGTTCAAAGTCTTGGGGTTGTATCCTGAGCACCCTGCGGTGGATCGTTTCAGGTCTGAATAGGACGAAAAGACCAGATTGGCCGTCTGTGCATCGATCTTGTGACTCTGTGTGGGAGGGACGAACATGCCTGCCGGAACCGGTTGCATCCGGCCTGTTCCCACTGGATACTCACGTTCGAGGGTTCCTGTGATGGAGAACCTGAGTATCTGCTGAAAGAATGGATCATCTGCCGACTCAGGCTCATACTGGAAGTCAATCAGCCCTGTTCCGGGCGACTTTACTCCCTGAATAATAAGCGAGTTGCCCGCCCGCGTGGTTGCGCTTAGTCCCGCGCCGGTAGCGTCTCTGGTGAAGTCCACGTTCCGGCACACCGCCGCGCAGCCTACGGGCAGGTTGGTGGGGTCGTCCTGATCCACCTGCCCGAGCATCCTTCCAATAGGTACGGGTGTCCCGGCCCATGTTGGCATCTAAGCCTCTTAGAAGCTGGTCCCATACTTTTGAAGAGCTTCGTAGTGGGATCGGAAAATGAATGCTTGGTAAGCACGCCGAGCAAACACCCATTCCAGCCGATATTTATTCCGGCGAATCACTGCTGAGTGGTTTGGCAGAGGATTTCGATGAAGCTTTCCCCATTGAGGATCGCAGCGGGGAAATTGGCCGACGCGAGCTCGCTGCCCTCTGCGGCAAACCATCTGAGGCCGAAGGAGGTTACACCAGCGCTTACGCTGCGCTGCACCTGGGCATAGTACCCGGCACAAAACCCGAACCAGCGCGGCGTGACGGGCGGAGTCGTATTCATCGGAACCTGCACCAACTCCTGAGGATCGGCAATCGCCGCCAGCGGCAAGGGGTCAGGGGTTCCCGAGGTATAAGCCCCAGTGACCGCGCAGGATACGGTGTTCTTGTCCGGGTTCGAGGCCGGCGAGGTTTGGACCAGAGTTAGTGCGTTTGGCATTGAAATCTCCTTGTTGAAAGTTTAGCCCAACCGGTTTTTACGTCCTTCGGCAATCCTCTTATCTTCCGTCTGAATCTGCGTCGCAACCTCGTCCAACTTGCCGCGATTGGCCATCTGATACGCGAAGTATTCTGTCGCAAGCACTTCCATGATCTCGACGCTGCCGCGCAGATACTTGCTCTTGACTGGAATCTGAAGTAATGCTCCAGAGTCCAAAGCGTATTGCAGTTTGTCGGGGGAGCCCATGAACGCGATGACGCCGGGAAGTTCGCGCGCATCCTTCGGGAGACAGAAGGCACCGCACACTGGGCGCTGGTTGAATTTCTCCAGTATTGCCGCCGCGATCTGCGCTTGGGTGACAGTCACGGCCATCCGATAAGCGCCAGCCTCGCCCTGGCTCGATCCCCACTGAAATGCCCCGACGTTCTTCCCGTAGATGAGAGGTTCTCTCAGTCGCAAGACAGAAGCTAAATAAACATGGTCGTTGAAAGTAAATGACTTTTCGCTTCCATGTGGCAGAGAGTACCGCTTGAGAAGTCCATCCATGCGCAAATCGAAGGTAGTGAAGTTGAGCACGGTAAACTCTGGGCATCTCGGGCCACCCTTCTCAGACTCAACTTCCAAATTGAAGCGGAAATTCTCGTGCTCTAATTTGTTACGTCCTCGCAGACTCAACTGATCTTCTGCGAACCGGCGCCTGCGATTCTCTTCTGCGAGTAGTTCCTGCGTGTAAGGGTCCAGCCATGCCGCCAGTCGTCTCGCAAGACGACGCACTTGCCCTATCCGTTGCACTGCCATTGTGAGGCTCCTTTGCCCTGCCGATCCAGTATATGGCTACGTCCAGAACCAGCCACATCCTGCAGCCCTGCGACCATTACTTCCGGCGCGCGCCGTCTGCCCCTGCTTGCCGCGCACGATCTTTGCCACAATGTCATCGGCGCAGGCCTCGCACTCTGAAATAGCTGCGGCATATCCGGCATTGCCGGATTCAAGCCCGATCAGAGGGATCGTGCCCATCGTGACGCATATCTCCATGTCGGGGTCGACAACCAGCACGTCCGCGTCTTTCGTCAGCGCCGGAGGGTTGAAGCGACCGTCGACGAGGAAATCCACCGGGAAGCTGATCGGCGTCACGAATAGCTGGTTGCCGCGCCAGCACCAGCCCATGCCCGAACCCCACCAGGTTGAGGTAACTGGCTGCCCCAGCAACGGCTGGCCGGGAAGGATGGTCTTCCTCTCGGTGATGAGCCGATACCACGTCTCTGGTGCGCCTGAAGGCTTCCACCACAGGTACAGCGGCTCGTACAGCCCGTCAAGCAGGTTCCCAGGCTGCTGAAAGACTGCCAGAGATGTCAGCCCCTGCGTAGTTGGCAGAGAGTTCTGATCGACCGCCGCGGGGATCTCGACCATCTTCTCAAGGTTCGAGCCGGTTGCACGCTTGATGTAAAGCGTCTGCCTTCGATACGCGAAGTTGACCTTAGGCCCAAGGTAGCTTTCCTTGAGCCAGCCGTTCGGATCATCGTCTCCAATGAGCGAACGCACGGTCTGCTTCACGTCAAAATAAGTATTGATGGCTTACTCCTCGCCTGGAAGCGTAACCGAGTCTGCTGCCGGTATCTCCTGCGTGGGGTCGAGCTTGCCACGGCCTTTGTAGCTGCCGCGCGCCTTCGGTGCCTCCGGTTCCTCGCCAAAGCCCTGCTTGCGCAGGCGCATCTCGGTGATGACGGTCTCGCGCTCGTCACCTTTGAGTGATTGCAGCCACATCTCCGCCACAGGCTTGCCCAAGATCATGAACGTGTGGAAGATGTCCACCGGAGCGTTACAGCGTGGGCAGAATGGCGTGTTCTCCTCCGGCTCAACCGCCTTGCAGGCTTGGCACTTACGCAGGTTGGCGTTTGGCTTCTCTTCCTCGTTCAGAACGAGATACTCGTTCAGCCAGGTCTTCTCCCCAGGCTTCGGCTTCTGCGCATAGCCTAAGTCGATCATCCAGCGATACCAGACGCGATCGGAGTCGGAAATGTCGGCAATCGTCTGCGTCTCCGACCACTTCTGCTGGGCGCGCGCGACCGTCGCATCAGCAAACTTGCGCTGGCCGGCGAACATCTGCCGCAGGTACTCATCCAGCCGGAAATCTACTGTCCTGAAGCTCTTGATGCTGGTCTTGCCGACTGTTGAGATGTGGCAGACAGGCACGTTGATGATTTGCTTGTCCGGGTCTTGCTCGGCCATCAGGTTCTCAAAGGTGTGAATGTCGCCCTCAAATACCAGCACGCCAAATATCTTGCGTGCATCCTTCGGAGCTGGGGGAAGGATGGTCCCAGGATTGGCCGTAAAGACGGGAGAGAAGTGCTCCATAAATGAATAGGCAATCTCTCGCGGCATGTAGAGCTTGGGTTCACGCTGCGGGATGACTTCGCCGGCGTTTCCGGTGCCGGTCGCGCCGATCATCTTGCCGTCTTTCTTCGGCTCACGGATGGTCAGAACATGGCCGCGGCGCGTCTTGCCGTCGTACTCAAGCTCGACGCGAAAGACGTTCTCAGGCAGCTTGCCGTCGTCCGGGGTCCAGACTTTGTACTGCTTCAGCACGCCTTGCAGCCCCAAAGGCACTGGATTGAAGTTGATGATGGTGAAGGGCGTGCTCTGCCTATTCTCTATTGCTTCGAGACACTTCGCCTCTGCCTGCTCTGCGAACAGACGTTGCGCCTCACCAATCTCCGCGTTGCCGATGCCTGAAGGTACTTGCACTGCTGTGGCCATGCCAATTCTCCCTTGTGCTGCGATTTATCCTGCTGCTACGTGGAAATCAAAACCCTGCTCACTTCTGATCTGGTCCCGCAAACACTGTGCCGTGCGCCCGATGGTTGCCAGCATCGGATCCACAACCGACCTATGCAGCCGGTTGACCTCTTCGCGGTAGTCGTCCTCACGCTGCTCCTGCTTGATTCTGTGCATGTAAAGGTTCCTGCTCAGGATGGTTGCCGGATCACCCGGCATCGCTTCCTGCGACCGCAGGCATTCCTGGATGCATGCCTTCCAGAAGTCGGTAGGCTGCTGTGACTTGTGGAAGAACTCGTTCACCATGAAGTAGTCGCCATGCCGCGGGTACTGGCCCTTGAGCCTAGTCACGCCATCCTGCGAGGTTTCCTGCTCCCACTCCGCCTGCGTGCCCCATGCATGCGCCGGGAACCAGCGTTCGAGTATCCATCCCTCCTCGTTGTAGCGCGGCACCCAGAGCTCGCCAGATGCGAAAGACTCAGGCTCAACCTCGGGGCAGTCGTCTACCGCATCTGCCTGCAAGACTGGCATATTGCGCATGGTGCCGAAGGTCTGCTCCTTGACGTTCTGCGCCAGCACCACGCGGAAGTGAGGCCCTCCAAAAGGATTCAGCCCCCCGTACCGAGTCAGTTCCGCCGTAAGTTGCCGGGGAGTGTCGCGGGTTGGGAGGCTATGTAAATTCATAGGTCGCTAGATTGAGCCCTTGAGGGCAATTGCGGCGTTTGCTGTCATTACGGCTTCGCGCACATGCCGGAGTGCAGCCTGTTGGTCGGCACAAACCGGAACCAACTCAATGATGGCCTTGGCGAACTGCCGCGCTTCGGTGCGGAGCTTCTCGTATGCAACGAGTTGATCGGCGTCCGGTGCGTGATAGCTGAATACGTCAGTTACATTCTCTCGGGTGACTGGCATTGTCCTGCTCCTTTGCCCTGCAAATTAGGCAGGGGCCAGCCCGAAGGCCAGCCCCATGCCGTCGAACTAGACCGCGTCAGCAAACGCAGCGTTGATGCCAAGCGTGGTGATGACACCGTTCCACCAAGGCAGTTTGCCGTAGTAGTTGGACGAGTCCTGGTAGTACATGTCGAACTCGCTCAACCAGTTGCCGGTGCCGTCCGTCCGCGGCCACCAGAGTGTGCTCCCACCCGCAAACGGGAGGAACTTCTGGCTGCCGGGGTAACGCACTGCACGCAGGCCCGACTTCCGCATCGAGTACAGCTTGTCAATCGCCGCAGTCGATTCGGTGATGACCTTCCGGCCGGAAATCATCCACTCATCGGTGCCCTTCGGCCCGATGTCGTAGTTGGCGTTCTTGCCGTTCATCAGGAAGTACGTGCTCTTGGCAAACCCAAGGGTCTCGGCAGAGGTTGCCTGCGCGAGGTGGGTGTACCAGAAGCAGTCGTCGCCACCGTCCATCCAGCTTGCCGTGCCCAGCGCCTGCTGCTGGCGTGCCTTGAAGATCGAAATGGTTCCGAGGGTCAAGGTGCCGTTGGTGGCGTTCAGCGCCGGGGCCTGCACCCACGACAGTGAACGGTCAACGCCGTCGTAGTCGCCAGTGTTCGAGGGATCAACGATGTATTCGAGGCCCTGCACCCAGAGCGGAGTACCCGAAGTAACGCCGGTGGGGATGAAGTTGTAGCCGGACGCGAGGCCGACCGGGGTGTGATCGAGGGTTGCCGTGTCGCCGGCTCCGATCGAGGTCGAGAACTTGTCGGTCACGTATACCGTGTCGATAATGTTCAGGTTCGCGTCGGTGACAGCGTACTTCTCGTTTGCGTCGAGCAGGCGGGCGCCGAAGGAGATATTCGCCATCTGGACGATGTTGCCGCCCGCGTAGCTGGCGTCCACGGTGCCGACGATGCCGTTGTTGTAGCCCTGGAGGTAGGTGTCGCGGGAGTGGGCGTGCTTGGTCTTGGCGTCTGAGACCATGCGGGCAACCGGATCGACAGCGGAGATGTCCTTGCCGCCTTCGGCAATCCACTTCATCAGTTGCGTCGCAGTCCAGGCAGAGATGACCGGAATCGGCGCAATGATGAACTGCGAGTAGCCGGGCCCGATGCCCTTGGGGAGCGAACCACCGTCCGGCTGCCAGCCTCCAGAGTGACCGCCGATGGAGAACTGAATTCCATGCCGGTATTCCTGCAGAGAGGCGTCAGAGCCTTGTTCGACTCCAAACTGTTGTTCCAGAAGGGAGTCCATGTTTTGGGTCAGCTCAATATCACGCTGAACCACCTGCAAATCGAGAGGCACCTGCGCAGCGGCAGTGCCGTAATCCTGAATGGCCATGAGAGATGCTCCTTGGCGAGCGCCGAAGCGCTGGGGGGTTTGGCTTTAGTTCTGGGTGCGCTTATGCACTTTGCACAAACGGCATCTTGCGAGCCTTACCATTGCCCTGCCAACGAGAACATCCTCAATCTATTGCGCTATTCCCCTGCGACCGGGGGGCTACTGTCACGCGTGCTGCGCAAATTGAGCGATTCCAGTTCCCTACTTCTTCTGCATCCGATGAACCTGCGTCAGAATCCTTGCCTGCTTCTCGGTCGGGTTTGCTGCTGCAAAGCCCGGATCCTTCTTCGCTGCCTCTTCTGCTGCCTGCAAAATCTGCTCCCGACTCGCGTTGCCCGGTAGACTGCTGCCTCCGGTGCTCGGCTCTGGCTGGGCTACCTCTCGACGCTTGGCATCCCGTTCCGCCAATGTCTTCTGGTCTAACTTTACCCTACTCGTAATTAGATCTACCTCTGCGTTGAGCAAATCGGGGATCATCTCAGCCGCTTTGCGCGCATACCAGTTCTTTCTAATCTCCCTAGTTTGTTCATTCTGCGGCAGAAGTTCATGCTGCGCTATCTCCATCAGAGTGCGCGAACCAGGCGCCTTGAGCTTTTCCTCGAATTGGGTGAATATCTTACCCGCAATGTATGCCGTATTCGTCGATTGCCGTGTTTCTAGATCAATCCACTTCTCATCGAGGTTTGCCTGTGGAATGTAAACACCAGAGTCAAGTATCTGCTGCAGCGTATTCCCCAGTATTACGCCAACCGAAGCACCCATCTCATTGCGCACGGAGGTCTGGAACTTCTGCGATGCCGCAGCGCGAGCCTCCTTCGAAGCGCCTTTCTTGCTCGCGTCCAGTTCATCGCGCTGAGCCTTTAGTTTGGCAGTTTCCTGCTCGAACCACTGCTTCTGCTCGGGAGTCGCATCGGCTGCCGGCGCGGGCGGCGCTGACTCGAAGAAACTACCATCGCGGACGGATTCCAGCACTTCGAGGGCGGTCTGAGCGTATTCGAGGTTGCCTAAACGCTCCTGGTCCTGTGCGCGCGCAAAGTCTGAGGGGTACGCGCCGGCCAACTTGGTCTTGAGCCCATCGATCTCGCTCGTAAAACGCTGCGTAAACTGCTGGACTTCCGAGTTGAAGATGGCGCCGCGCACCGCGTCACGGTCTGCGTCGTACACCGGCGTGCCCTGAGCATCGAGGACCGGCTTACCGTCCGCACCAACCTGTTGAAACTGCGAGTCAAACGTCTCAAGGAATCCGCTGGCTCCGTCAGGGTTGTCAATCAGGCGCATCGAGGCAGTCTTGAGCCCCACCATCGCACTCGAATACTCCTGCGCGAACGTTGCATCCTCGACCGAGGGGAACATCGCTGCAATCGGCTTGGCCGCGGCGAGCTCGCGCGCCATCTGGAAGACTGGACCCTTGACGTCCGGGTTGGCCTCCATGAAGTCTTTGAAAGCTGGGTTCTTGCCCATCATCTCGGCAAGCTGCTGCGGGGTAGCGGCAACCTCGGGCGCGGCAGGCTTGGCGGCTTCTGGCGGCGCGGCCTCGGCTAATGCTTTCTGCTCCGGCGTCTGCTCGGCGGGTGGGACGGTTGCATCGGGCTTCGCAACGCCTTCCGGGTGCTCTGCGTACCAGCGGTTCATCTCCGTCGCAAACTTGCCCTGCCCCTCGGTAGTGTTGGGGTAGTCGGTGTTTTTCGGAGGTGCGGGGGCGGTTTTGGGGTCGTAGGGTGCCGCAGGTGCGCTCGCTGGCGCCTCGGCAGGGGTAGAGACCGGTGCCGCAGGCGCTTCCGGCGTGGAAACTGGCGCTGGAGTCGAGACCGGTGTACTTGAGGGGGCGCTAACTGGTGCGCTAGGCGCTGGGGCGGAAGGTGCGGGCGCTGCTGCTGCTACGGGCGTTGCGGTACCTGCCATTGTCTTACTCCTTGCCTACGGGGACTTTGCTGCTTGCCAGGTCTGAATGGGAATGACCATCAGTGGCTCACCCCACCATCTTCATGTTGCGCGAATCTATCCAGAGCGTACTGAAGGCACAATGTACACAGCACCTTCTCAGCCACGGTACTCAGCAACTGTCTCCACACATTTGCCATCCGGGTTGCTTCCATCGGGTCCACATCCTTACCACAGTGAGCACATCGCATATACCCATCGATTCATTGCATTTCTCCGGGTCTTGCGGATGAATCAGTGTAGCGCAGCCCACCCATATCGAATGGGCTGCGTCGGGTTAGGCGGTCGGTTCGGCGGCGGCTTCCTCTGGTGCGGGGGTTTCTGCGGCTGGCTCTGCGGAGTTCTACTCAACGCCTTCGACCAATTGATCGATGGCGTTCTCTGGGTCCGGCGTCCCACCTGCGCTGAGACGCTCAAGCTCTGAAAGCTCGGCGGGGTCATGCTGGCTGACTACTTCAGGGCCGGATTCCGTCTCGACTGTGCCGGGAATCTCGTCAACGGCAATGCTGATCGCAGGCGCTTTGCCAGCATCCGCCGCCTCAATCTCCGCCTGCGACTTGGCTTGAGCTTCTGCGAGGTCCGCTGCGGCTGGGGAATCGTCCTTGCCGGGATCACGTCCCGATTGCGACATTTCAGGATGCCATACGTAAGGCACTGCATCAGGACTGAAGACAGGCTCTTTCACGGCATCGTTAGAAACGCGGGTCACTACTTGCTGCTCGGCCGCGACTGCATCCAAGTCCTCGGCGGAAGGCAGAGCCGAGTTTTGTGCCGCTGGATCACCGGGAGCGGCCTGCGCTGCATCTTGCTCGGCGGGCGATAGGTCGGGCAAAGGTGCTATGCCGGTGGCAGTTGTGCCGTCCGCGTAAGTCTTTGTCTCGTAGGTCGGATCTGGCTTTCCCTGTCCGTCGTCAACCGGCGTCTCATCAGGAACAATGGGCGAGCCATCGTTGAACGCAAGCGAGTCCGGGTCCATAACGTGCGACGTGTCATCGGCTGGCGCCTCAATCGTTGGACCGACGCCCAGGGTAGCTGGAGGAGCTTCACGCGCCGGCTGCGCAAACTCATGCGTCGGTGCGTCCTGCACCGGCTGAGGCTCAGGCCGCTTCTCTGGATCCGCAAGCCGTGCATGCCAGCCCGTTGTCCGCGGCGCGCTGGTGTCGGTGTTCTCGGTGCCCAACAGCGCAGCTCCGTTGACGGTTACCGGGGTGCCTTGCTCATTCAGGTAGCGCAGGGTCAGGAAGGCGCCGCCAGCACGAATCGCACGGTTGTAGCCTGTCGTCACTGAGCCAAGCGCAACTGCGTCGTACTCCACATCGCCAATCGCGTAGGTTACGCGGTCGCCTTGCTTGATATCGTCCATCTGCATGAAGTTCTCCTATTTCGCACCGGCTAGAAGTTTATTCGCGTCCAAGGTCGCTTCGAGAATATCATTTGCCGCAGCCACCTGCCCTGTAATGGTCCCCTTCGTCAACATTGGGTCGATTGTTGACCACTTCGCCAACTGATCGACCATATTCGAAGCGAGCTTCTGCAACTCGGCCACCATTGCCTGCTGCTGCGGGTTTGGAGCGTCGGGTGGGGGCGCACCGGCCTGTGTGACCTTCTGCTTATTAGCGGCATCTTTGGCCTGCCGCTGTGTCTGCATTTCGAGACACTGCTCCCAATAGGCCTCAACCTGCCCATAACCCAGCGGGTTCTTGATCCTCTGGTCCGCGTTCTCGATGTACCAGTCCTCGATCGTCGGGATGGCATATTGAAATTGCTCCATCACCGAAGGCTCTACAGGAAGCTTCGAACCAATCGATCCGTCCGGATTCATTACCGGCTCTGCCGTCTGCTGCAAGAGGGTTGCAATGTCCTGCAACGTCTTCGCGCGCTGTGCCGAGGTCGGAGTCACAATCGTCTTGCCGTACAGCGTTTGCCCAATAACCTCTTGGTTGACAGGCATATCGAAGATGGCCTGTGCGGCCGGATTGCCCTTGGTCAACTCCTCCATCAGGGACTGGTAGGCTGCGCGAATCTCGCTCGGACTCTGCGGCAAGTCCTGATCCTCGTCTGGATCAACCTTCACCCTGCCTTGCATCTTCTGCAGATTCACGTAGTTCGACCGGAACTGCGAACCTTCATCCTCGATGACTTCGAAGATTTCCTGTGCGGCCCCACACTTCAGAAGCTCCTGCAGGCACTCGATCGCCAGTTGCGCAGCATCGGCATGCTCGTCCTTGACATTCTCCCAGAATGGAGCGATGCCAGTGTTGCCGGCTTCCTGCTGAATCTGCTGTCCGCCCAAGGTCTCGACGCCTGGTTGCGTGCCGTTGCCCATCAGTTGTGCCGGAAGCCCATTCAGCATCTGCGCAAAGTTCAGCAACATGCTTGGATACATGCCCAAAGCTGGGTTTACCGGGATGTCGTAGTGCAGGAAAGCCTCGGCCAGGCTCCTCTGCGTGCCGAACTTGGTTGGAACCGGCACCACCGTCGCCGGCGCCAGCGTGTTGCCTTTCCACTTATCTGCGTCGATCATGGCTGCGTCGATCAGGTTCAGCCCGCAGGACGCGCGCATCATCCAGTCGTCATACAGGTACATGGCGTTGTTGAAACGCTCGTTGAAGCTGGTTACGTTCTCGGCAATCGACTGCGAGTACAGGCCGAAGTTCTCGTGCAGTCTGCCTAAAGTCCATTCTTTCGTGAGGATAGCCTTCTTGACGCCGACTACCTCGCCGCCGATCATGGTCAACTTCAGCCCATCCGGCGCTGCTGCCATCATGCGCTTCGCGTACTCCGGATCGCCAGTGCGGTTATAAGCTACCGGCTGCACCCAGTGTTGCCCGTAGGTGGGCTTCTGCTGGCTGACGTCCGTCGTGTACCCGGACCCCATGGCGTAGCTTTCGTTCCGCCTGAGGCGATCGTAGGAGGAATTGTCGGAAGTCGTTGACTCTGCGCCTTCGTGGATCTTATCCCAGGCATCGGGGAACATCATGCGCGCTTCGCCTATGTCGAGTTCGTACTCGTAGGAGAGCGTCGGTGTGGCAGCCAAGCTCTTGGCTTCCGGGTCTGCATCGATCTCAAGCGGTGAGTGGATGGTCTGCTTCACCATCGCCCGCGGAATCTTCTGCATGCCGACTACACCGAGGCGTGTGGGGCCCTGTTGCGCTTCCTGCCACGAGTCCTGACCCATCGGCTTGGAGCAATTTGGGCAGGGGACCGATGAGGCATCGTCCTCATCGGGGGAGAGCTGGTCTGCCGGCGTCTCGGTCCCGCAGCCCATGCACCTCATGCGATCAGGCAGATTGACGTTCATCTCGCCCAGAACCGGCTGCGTATCCCAGCCCGAGTCGTTGCCATCGAGCACGCCGCGCGTCCACTTGAAGTACGTGCCGTAGAGATACAGGAACTCGAACTCACCACGCACCATCTGCCGGATGTGGTTTCTGCGCTCAATAATCCCCACTGCCGTCTGTGCGGCCGTCGCCGTCGTCTTGTCGGCCAGCACGCGCGCATCTTCAGGTTTGACGACTGTCTTTGGGACTTCGCGGCTCATATTGCCAATGAACGTCTGCCCGAGAAGCAGCGTCAGTGGGTGGATAAACCGCTGCAAATCAGTCGATTCGCCGTCTTTCACTTTATTCGAGCCGGAAGACTCGTACCACGAGAGCGAATCGATCCACGAGCCCGAGTCCTCGTTCCAGTCGATGATCTGGATCCCCCGGTAGAACAGGACGTTGCGCATCCAGGCCTTGGACCGCTTCAGTCGGTCAGTCCCCCACTGGTTGCGATACATCGTGACGATCTTGACCGTGGCCTTGATGTCGTCTTCGGACAGGCCAAGCTGCATCCACTGGTGGTTGGGAGGCGTAAGCGACGGATTATCGGGCGAGATTGCTGCAACTTGCGAGGCTGCCGAAGGAGGCAGAGGCATCGGGAGTACGCTATCAGCCATTATTTATCCGCCATGAGATTGAGTGTGCCGGACCGTCGTGCCTCGTGATACGCCTTATGTACATCATCGAAACTCGTTCGCGTTGCAGGACCGGGGAGATCGCTGACAGGTTGAAGCTGGGGCGCGATAGCTTGCGGGTGGAAGAGTGGAGGCTGCCCAACCGTCTGGAGAACGCGATCGATCAGGAGCTTATTATCGGCCTTGGCCTCGGCAAGTTCGTTCTGCGCGAGGTCGACGGCGAGATTGGCACGCTCTAGGGCTGCCGCGCTCAGAACTTTATGCACCTCAAGGGCTGACTCGGCCTGGAGGGTATGAGCTTCGAGTGTCTTGCGGCTTACCCACGGTAGATTCATCGCATCCCCAGTGTACTCACTGCCCAAATCCAAAGAACGATCCGCCTGCGTTGACGTTGGTCAGATAGTTGTAGGATCCAGAATCCCACACGCCGCTCGCTGGGCGTGGGTTCTGCGTTCTTGCTGGACAGGTAGCGATGTTGCTCGCATCTGTGCAAGCGTACGTCGTATCGTTGGTGCTTCCAATCGGCCAACTGCCCGTCAGGTTCGTACCCGCGCCAATCGTGCTTCCGCCGCTGGTCGGATAGAACGCAAAAGTCTGGGATGATGTGTAACCTTGCCCGTTCGCTGTGGTCTGCGTCTGGACCACATTGGAGGCTGCGAAGGTGCAACTTGTTGCGTGACCTGTTCCGGAGTAGCATCCGCTTGCGGTAGTCGCGGTGATGAAGTGGTTATTCTGGTAGACGAAGGAGTTGGCAATCGAGCCTGAGCCGATGATTCCTACCCCAGATTGGCATCCGTCATACTGCGTCGAGTCGTCGCCACACTGGACAGTGTTGTTCTCAACGATGTAGTTTCCTGCCGCCAGGCAGTAGTTGTTGCCTGTCGCTCCTTGCGGGCACAGCGCGGAAATATAGACTGGCGGAGCAAAGTCAAGCACCTGGTTATCATGCACCCCGTAGATAACATTATTGAAGACACTAGCTGTATAGGTAGGATTTGGGGCAATCCAGATGGCCAAACCTGCGTTTACATTGGTGATGACGTTGTTGTAGAACAGCAGCCCTTGATCGCCGTTGTCCTCAAATCCGTTCTCATGGGTGCATCCGGTGATGGTTGGAGTATTGCAGTAGGCAGGGCCAATGTCTGCGATGTAGTTGTCATGAACCAACGCCTGCGAGCCGGTGATGAAGCAACTCGCCACCTGTTTGCAATAAGTGTTGTAGACCGTTGGAGGGCCACCATAGAAGGCAGTAAGGCTATGATCTCCGCTCACGTCTGTTCCCACAATCACGATGTCGTGGGCAACGCTTGTGCCGCCACTTGCGCCGGTTAGAATGCCCGTTGCAACTCCGTTGTTCGATGAGCTATTGGTGCCTGCATGAGTCCACCCGTGGACGTACAGATTTTCAACTGTCTGGCCAGTATCCTGGCCCATATTGATAATCGTGCAGTTCACTGGCCCGGAACACGATGCCAGCGTCCAGTAAAACCCGGTGATCTCGAAGTTGTCGAACGTCGTGTAATTGACCATCGCTATCATCACGTTATTGTTGTTCGTGATTAGGGAACTACCAGCAGTCAGGATGGGTCGTGTCCACGATCCGCCGATATACCATGTCTTGTCTACGCCAACATAGATCGGGCTTCCACTCGTTCCATTCGACGGAAGCGCCCATTCAAATGACGCATTTGGCCAAGTATCGCCGCCCTCAAGGATTATCGAATCTCCAGCATTGATCGTGGTCGAGGCGCAAGCACTCGCACAGGTCTGCATCCCCGGCGCGTTCTTCCACGGCGTAGTTTTCGACTGCGCCTGAGTCGCTGTGTGCGAGTCCAACCCATTGGTAAAACTGACGTAATAGGTCGTCGCCCACGCGGGAGTTGTCAGCAGGACGCAAATGAACAAGGCTCTTATCATGGATGGAAGGTAATCGTAGAACCAGCGTTAGGCCCTGTGTAACCGGGATAATTACTAGTCATAGAAGGAGTTACAGCACCCGCCGTTGTTTGCGCGTAATACATATCGGCGGAACTATAATTACCTGCTCCCGACTGACCACCCGACGTGAAGGGAGAATTTGCGGTGAACCATCCCGAGGCAAACCCAAATCCATTTTGAATCGTACCTGCTGCGATATAGAAGCTACCGTTGTGCGTCGTTGTGATGGAACCGAAATTAGGGGTTGCTGTATTTGTCGTCTCTGCGTGTGTTGCCTGATCGAAACTGCCCGCCGTCAATTCGTATGCAGTTGCTCCGCAGGTTGAAGCTGTAGAGTTCATTGTTATTGTGACGGTGTTGGTGCCTGTGTGAGCAAGCAGCGCGGTCGTGTAAGCGAACTGCGAATTTGAATTGACCGAGCTTGAGGCCGATGCAGCACTTATCGTGTAGCTATTGCCGGAGGTATCAGTCACCGACGCGATGCCATTAGTGCCGCTGGTAATATTCCACTCAACGGCGATAGCGCCGATATGCCCTGCCGTGTTGTTTGTGAAAGTGGCGGCGCAGGTTTGTGGATTGTAGGAGCCGCTATTCAGTTGCACGAGGCTGATTGGTGTGCCGCCACCGCTCGCAATCGGAAATGAAGCACTGATGGTCTGCTGCTTGGCCCCGAGACAGAGGCAAAGCGACAAGAGCGCGAGGATAGAGATAGGAGTCTTCATCAGAACGTATACTCCACGATCATCGCCACGCTGGTTCCAGTGAGCGTCCCAGCCATCGCCGGGGTGATTCCTGTGCCGGTTGTCCAACTCGCGTTGCTCACCGTGCCCGTAGACGAGTAGGCGTAACTGTTACCGCAGGTCAGAGCGCCGCTCAGGATAGTCGTGCCCGTCCCCGCACTGCCAAAGGTGGGGTTTACTGTCGTGGTGTTCGAGGCGTTGTCGTTACGGCACTTGACGGCCGTGATGGTGCGCGTCACGCCTGAATCGTTATAGCAAGTATTGTTCGATACGGCATCATCGCCGGAAGTCAGCGCATGAGACGTGCCGCTGCCACCCCATGCTTCAGTGCAGGAGCCTTTGGAATACTGTGCGGCAAGCTGAGTGGCTGTGACGGTGTTGTTAGTCATAGCAGATCCAGGAATCCCGCTAAGGCTAATAGCTCCTGTTGACGCAATCGCAACACCACCCGAGGCCGATAGTCCTGCACTTCCTACTTGTCCAATCGGCAACTGCCCTGTCACACCCGTTGCGCCGGACGACGCTAAGTTCGCCGCTACTTGGGCGGCGGGAATTGTCGTGCTATTGAAAGCGTTCGTGCCTAATGCTCCGCTTGCCGAACAAATCGGGTCAGCACCGGTCACACCAACAACGGGAACCCCTGTCCCACAGACAGCCATCTGATTCGGACTGCTCGTTCCTTTGCCGATCTGAAGAGAGTGAGCCGTCAGTGTGGCAAGTCCGGTCCCTCCCAATGTCACAGGCTGCACAGGAATAGCTGTCACCCACGCCGATCCGCTCCACTGGCAAGCATGGGCGTATCCGCTACTGCTGCCAACCGTGCAATCAGTCAGGCTGGTCGCATCCGTCACCCAGTACTGCTGATAGGTCGTGTTGCCGCTCGAGGGCAGGGCTGCAACCGTTGTGCCAGTCGGGATGACCGTGGGAGTGGTGAGTGAGGTCGGCCTGATCGCGCCCAGCGTAAGCGTAAGTGCTGGAGTTGCGCCCCCCGAAGACGTGCCGGAGATGCCATTAGCTGTCGCAACTGAAACCGCCGTGACCGTGCCTGAACCACCTCCGCAAAGACTTCCATCCGAGTTGACGCAGATCGGGTAGTAAAGGCTTGCCAAAGTGTTGTAGCCGTAGAGGGTTGCGGGTGGGGGGGCTGATGCGAAACTGGCGCCGCCCGCCGCGGTCAGAGTGAAAGTCACGTAGTCAGATGTGGATGTGCTGTAGCCGGTGCCCAGGAAGGGCGGAGGCGGGGATGAGTAGGTGGTTTGGCATTGTGCGGTCATTGCCGCCAGCAAGATCCCTACGGCAAACAATCCAAAGATGTCGCGTGCTCGCAATGGAGCCTCCTGCTGGTCTGAGCAGCTTGAAGGCCCCACACCGAGCGGCCACGTCTAGATTACCGTACTGGCCATTGGCGGCAGTTCCGGATGTAAGCAAAGCCACTTACCGGGTACATGCCGGAACGATAAAGCTCAAGCAGCAACTCCTGCGAGCAATCTGGGAGATCGTCGCCCACCAGTGTCTTGACCTTGGCCACCCAGTCGTCGAACTTCATCATTTTGCGGGGAACTGTTTGCGGATGTGCTGGGCGATAAAGCGCCCTTTGGATTCAGCCTGCATCAGGCCGAGGTAGACCGATTCAGGCACGCCCGGGTGATAGCTGGTCTTGCCTGAGTTCCACTTCAGCCCGAGCACGCCACCCTGGTAGCCGATGGCTGAGACTGCTGCGGAGTCGACCGGGATCATATCCATTGGATTGGCTGCACTTTCTTGCCGGCGCGTACCATCTCGGCAATCCATTCGGCTCGATACTTGCCGATCAGGTGGTTGCACTTCTGGATGCAGTCTGCCGACAACTCTGGTGCCCACAGTTCTTTGGGAACCGGCTCGAATAGTTCGTCGATCAGAGGCTTGTGCGCCGGGTGCATGTACCAGAATTGCCGGCCGGCCGCCGTCTCGACGGAATCAGTGTTGTTCATGCGCGCAAGGAATTGAGCAAACGCATCGCCCGCTGGGGTGCGAGTCTTCCACCCACCCACTGGCGCAAAGAAGTACGTCGGCGCCACCGCTGCCACCGGCCCGGCTGCTGCAAAGAGTTTGAGAAATGCCCTGCGGTTCATCATGCCTCCAGCGCCTTCAATACCGCGTCCACAACTTCCAGTCTAGGCTCAACTGGCTTGTACGTCACTACGCCATTCTGGTAGCGCGTGATCAGCACCACATCTGCCCCCTGGTCGGCTGATGCCTGCGCATCGGCCAGCAGTTCCAACATCTTCGCCCCACCTGCTGCACCCCGATATCGCATGGAATCTCCTCCGTCTAACGGTTGGTGGATGCGTAGAAGCTCGCCTACTGGGTCCATCGCGCCCAATATCCTTTGCCACTCTTGTTCCACCAGTCGCACACCAGCCAGATGAAGTTGCCAGCGTTGCAGAGGGCCAGAAAGGCTACGAGGGTGAGCACCATGATGCGTGGGTAGTCGTCCAGAGTCATCAGATGACCTCCCGATATGCCCACATCAAGAGGTTTCGGGATCGTCTGCCCACACTGCGGAAAATTGGCTCTGGTAGAGTCTGCCGATCTGCCAGATCGCGCTCTATTCGAAGTAGAAAGAAGTATGCGGCAGCAAGCAGGGTGGCGCCGTCACCTCGTGCATTTAGAGGGATGCGGTCAAGAAATCCTCGCCATTCCGCAGAAGTTACTTTTTGTGCGTATACAGCCTGATGGGAGTCTCGCGGAGGAAGAATAGCCTCCATCCCGGCTGGGGTTTCTTCGGTATCAGTCTGCATTTGGCGTTCCCTCATTTAGCTTTACACCCTTTCTGGTGCATCCCATTGAGCGCCCCGCAGGACGGGCAGACTGGCTTGAGGTGGGGTCGCTTCTCCAGTAGAACTTTTACAGCTCGGCTCGCCAGCGCCTTGCCTTCTGCTCCGGTGGCGATACGCTCGGCGAGTTTGGCAGGGGAGGCAGGAGTCGAACCCGCGTGCCCGGTTTTGGAGACCGGTGCCTTCACCTTTTCGGCCTCTCCCCTATCCCACTTGCGCGACCGGCACTTTCCACTGGTGCAATGCGAGTAGGCTACCCCGGATTGAGGTAGCCACTCGTGCCCGCAGATGTCGCAGTGATTGGCGGTGCGCTGGACTTGGCTCATACGCTGCCTTCCTTTGCGCTTTCCCATCCGTCAATCACAGAGAAGCGGTGCGCTGACGCTGCGGGATAGTTTCGGTCGAATGAGTCCAGCGCCTTGAACAAGTCGAATCCCCACTCAAAGTATTCGATTCCCATGAGATAAGCGGTTGCAGAGTCCATTTTGTTGCCTCCATGTGCGTAATATACACATGGCCGTGTACGATTGCAACACCTAGAACCACTCAGTAACTCGCACCTTGGTCGTGTTCGCGCTCGCTGACGTCAACTGCACAATGGCTGTGCCCAACGTCGCAGGCCCCCCAGGGCTGACAGGCTGAGGATTCCCCAACCGATCCGTCCCACTGCCACCATTGCCAATAGGCACAGTATGCGGCTCTGTGTCCCCGGAATACCCTGCAAACACCAGCGGCTCATCGTCCACATTTGGGGCAACGTTGAACGTCGAGCCGACCGTGTTCACGCCAAACCCAACAGGTGTAAGTTGCTGCCCGATAAGACCTTGCTGGAACCCACCGTTCGCAGAGCCATCCTCGATGATCTCCATGCGAGACGTCACACGCGTGCAGCGAATGATGAGCGGTGCGCCCCCTGCAGCGGCTAAGTTGTAGACGTTTATGACTTGCGGCATGGTTTCAGTCTCCTCGAAGATCGTTACTGCGGTTTGGTTCTTGCCCTCCCAAACCCTCCCACGCATTATACGATTCGTTAGCGGTCAGAGATGTATTCGGTGGTGTCGCTTACTTTCTCGATCCGTCGTTTTGGAGAACTTCGACTATTGCAAAACTACCCATGTCACGTTTCGGAGGTTCAGTCCAGACTGGGGTGTTTACGTGAGTTGCAGGCAGTGGTGTGCCTATGGTTCGCTCGCGCAATTTGAGCTGAATCTGACGGATTTGGTCTGCAAGTTTCATGCGCTAACCCGCTTCGAGATGCCGAGCAACAGCCTCTGGATGTGCGGCTCAAGCTTCTCCAGCTTCTCGGCGCCGCCCATCAAACGCACAGTGTCCAACCTTACGCCCATCTTCGCTGCATACCTGCGCTCATACCTGAGTTGGCTGGTGGGCATGTAAGGGCCGCGCTTGCGCTTCTCAGGTCCGAAGAACCGCTTTTGTGCCTCAGGCTCAACCACGATTTGCTCCACAATTTCAGCTATGCTGTGCATAATCACCTCGCTCTGAATGTCAACGTCTCTTTGTCGTAACGCATTGGAATTGAACCAATTGCTCCATGCCTTTGCTTCGCAATGATGATCTCGTCGTCGCCTGTGAAGTGCCCATCGTCCACTGGCATGTAATTGAGTAAGATCACGTCGCCGGCTGCTTCGAGGTCGCCTGATTCTTTCAGATCCTGCATGGTTGGGCGCGCGTTGATGTCGCCTCTGCGGGCAAGCTGCGAGAGCGCCACCACGCAGCAATCATGGACCTTGGCGAACTGCTTGAGTTTCTTCGCCGCCGTGCCCATCTGGTTCCGCTTCTCCTTCTCATCCCCGTCGAGCATCTGCAGGTAATCGACCACCACTACCTTGGTGCCGTGCCGCATCACTGACAGCCTGCTCTTGGCTAAGAGCGTGTTGATGTGGACCTGGCCGCAGTCATCGAGCAGGAAGGGCCAGTTCTGCACTGTAGCGCCCCCAACGTTCATGTTGTGCCGATCCATTACAGGCATGGCGTAGGGGGTTCTGAGCTTCCACGCCGGCACCCCACCCACCACCGCTGCGTGGTAGTTTAGCCACTCGTTGTTGCCCATCTCGATGGTGTGCGTATGGACCGGAACGCCTGCCCAAAGAGCGCCCCGCTCAAGTTGACGGGCAAGGGATGACTTGCCGCGGGAAGGCAGAGCCCCGATGATCCATAGTTCCTTGGTCCGCATCCCGCCCGAAGTGAAGTCGTCGAGCTCGCGTATCCCGGTAGAGATGACGTTCCCTGCCGACTCATCCAGCGATTTCAACGCCTTGGGCATGGCGTCAAAGACAGATACAGACTGCTCCGGCCGCTCCTCGGTCAACTGCTTCGTGATCCAGTCGGCAACCTCGTAGGCGTCTTCAGACTCGTCCTGAGCCCGGACTTGCCCATCGTGGCAGATTTGCATGACTCGCCGCAGCATGGCCTTCTGCAAGACAATCTCGACGTAGGCCTGGATGTTGAAGTTGCGCGGGATGCCTTCAGTCAGGCTCAGGAGGTAGTTGATCCCGCCAATCGCATCCATCTCGCGGCGCCGCTCGAGTTCTGCGCGCACAGTCGTGAAGTCTGCACCCTCGCCAACCGCCAGAATCGCCCTGTAGACCCTCTGGTGCGAGTCGAGGATGAAATCCCCCGCCACCAGCCTCGCACGAGCGTCTGCCAGCGCCAGCGGGTCCAGCATTATGGCCCCTAATATGGCGACTTCGGTGTGGATCGAGGCTGGAACGCCTTCGCGGATGGCGTCAATTCCCAAGTTTAGACTCCGCTTCCACTTCGGCCATTGCTTTGGCATTGCGCGCGCGAATTTCTGCTAACACGTCCCTACGGGGGTGTGCATCGCGGATGGCTAGTATCAGCGTGCCTACGGCTGGAAATGATGGCTCTCCCTCTGGTCGCGGAGTTTTCCCGATGCGCTCTAGTGCGAGCGCAATGTACGGCAAATCAAACTCTTCCAAATCAGCTGCTAGCACCTGGTAGTCTTGGCTGCTCAACTTCGCCTGTCGCCGGATACCCAAGATCGCCAGCATTGCGACGATTCTCGATTGCTTCGATGGCTTCTCGTGCTGCGTCAAGGCTTTGCTCTGTTTTTCCTTTGTAATGTCCGTTCCCATTGCTGCCTCCGTTGATGCTGCCGTTGGTGCTCTGAGGTTGTTTGAATTTATTCAGGGGCTCTTGCGCATACCCCACAATGTTGCGGATCCAGATGCTCGGCCGCTCAGTGTGGTTTACCTCCGACTTGAAACGGTTGCGCAGATATCCGGTAAATTGCTCAATCGTCGTCGTAGGGCACTCACGGAGCCAGATTTCCAAGGCTTGCCCCTCAGGTGCGCCCCACGGCATCTCGACACCGGGATTCTTCGATTTCCAGTAGAGGCCGATGGCTGCCTTGAACTCTTTGTGCCGTATCTTCGCGATATCAGTCTTGGTCGGAGCCTTCGCTTGTGCCTCGCGCTGCTTTTTAGCGCGAGAAAGCTTTTGTTGTTTCGCCAGTTCTTTTGCAACTGCAAGGGATAATGTTTTTGCTACTGTGTCTGCTTCTGCTTCTGATTGTGTGACTACGACGTTACTACTATTCAGCGTAGTAACTACTATTGACTTTGCGTAGTTGAGTATTTCGTCTACGCATGTGAACCACTCACCCTCTTTATGGTATGCGGCAAACTGTTCATGGCGTTGCTTTTCCAGCATATAAGTGCCGCGCTCAGTAGCTAGAAGTTCCACGTTTGGGTTGAACTTCCCCAACTCCTTCACCCGCGACCAGGGATTCCGGCTGAAGCCAATCTTGATGAGATCGTAGTTGCGCGCGTAGTAGACGTATCCATCGACGCCTTCATCATCCGGCAAGCCTTCATTCCTCTGTCGATACCGCTTTACTCTCATCCGGTTGCCGTTCTTGACCTCAATCCGAGTGACCGTCTCCCTGTATTTTTGGGCATTGAGAACGATCCATCCGCCTGGCACCTTCTCGATACGTCGGCCCTCGTTGTCTGGGTCGGAAGAGTCAGGGTCGGGTGCCTCAAGTATGGCCAGTGCAACCTTGGTGTCTTCGAGCGGCACGGCGGCGCGGTTGGCTACATTGGCCGGCGAGGCAAGCTGGCAGTAGCCATCCTCGTCCATGACCGCCAGCAGCGTGATCCAGACGAGCCGCGTCCGGTCGCTTTCCAGCCATATCGTGGAGTCGAGAATCTTCGTGAACAGCTTGTTGTACATCCATTCCTTCCTGATAGTGAAGGCAGGCCGGGACGCCTATCAGAGCATCCCGACCACTGCGCAGGTGATCAGGCCTGCGTGTTGCCATCGTATGTCTCGCGGGTCGGCGTGACAAGTGCCACCCTACCAGACATGTGCGATTTCACAAAACTGAAATTGTGGAAAACAGGCAAAAGAGGACATTCTTAGGCAACCTTCTGTGAACCTAATCAGTAACTCTTGACAGGCTACCTTCACACTAAAACTGAATCTAACTTGCTACTCTTGACAGCCAAAGTCGAATACCTCTTGGCTTAGCCGTTCTGCTGCGATTTCGCAATACTTCTCTTCGCGCTCTATGCCTGCTGCTTCAAGTCCAGCGGCCTTGGCTGCTACGAGAGATGAGCCTGCGCCCATGTAAGGATCAATCAGGTTCTTTGGCTTAGTGGGCACTTGGCGGATACACCACTCCATTAGCGCGATAGGCTTCTGAGTAGGATGGAAAAAGTGTCCCTCTTCCGAATCTCGGAGAAGTCCTGCCCATCGGTTTCGGAACACGCGGGTTGATCCCCTCACATTTGTCCAAGCCAGTTCAGCCTCTCCGAGTGGCCATCCTTTTTCAGCGATCTGTTCGATTCCCTTGCGCTTGTCCCAAATAAGCCAACCGCCAGAATGGGGTAAGTGGCGCGTGAAATGGTTCGCGCCCCATAGAATCGCAGGCTGCAAGATTAGATCGCGTGGGTCGAACTCTTCTTTGTCGCCTTCTATGTCAATGTGGGGCGTAACATGCGCTGTACTCTGCTCCTTCCACCACGAAGATGCAGGCCGCGTAAATCTCTGGGAGTTACATCGCGTATCTGATCCCCACGGCGGGTCACTGAGCAACAAGTCAAACCGCCCCAACTGTGGCAATATCTCGCGGCAATCGCCGTGGTAGATCGTGATGCCGCCGTGCTCGTAGTAGGGTTTCAAACCAGCCCACCATTCGCCCGGAACGCAGCCAGCTTCATGCGTTTCACCGCAGGATAGGGGTTGATGTAGGTTTCTTCGGCGTTCATTCGATGATCCTCCCATGGCAAGCGCATACTACGATTTCGCGGGGGTCAGATAGAACCTTATTAGCTAGGCTCTCTGGCAGGCATTGGGCTAGAACGGGATAGGCGACCGCATGAACCTTGCAGCACAAAGATGGGACGGAAGAAGCAACCCATATCACGTCCAATTCGAAGGCTTCCTCCCACTCGCACAGCGCATCTGTTTTCCGGCTTTCATTTGGGATAAGTTCGAACTGCATAGCCCCTGCGGGCGGGATGAATAGGTCTTGGGGATTCAGGTCTTCGTACATTTGCCGCCTCCATAGTGGCGCCTGCAGGTCCGGCCATCGTCTCCATCGGGACAGCTAAAGCACGCCCCGAGAGTCGGGCCGGACCCACGGCACGGGTGTTGGAGCACCCAGATTTGAGCGTACCACAAAAGTTTGATGTGCTTGTGGAAAATTGTGGTTGACTTGTGGACTAAGGTGGGTGTATGGTGGTTCCACCGTTGGAGGCGGAACGAAATGGACATAGTCAACACTGTCGGCACTGTGATCTTCACTTCTGCCGCAACAATCCTAAAAGATGCGCTCGTTGAAGCAGTATCGAAGCGCATCAACCTGAGCGGTGCCGACCTGAGCGGTGCCTACCTGCGCGGTGCCAACCTGCGCGGTGCCGACCCGAGCGGTGCCGACCTGCGCGGTGCCAACCTGAGCGGTGCCGACCTGAGCGGTGCCGACCTGAGCGGTGCCGACCTGAGCGGTGCCGACCTGAGCGGTGCCAACCTGAGCGGTGCCAACCTGAGCGGTGCCGACCTGAGCGGTGCCGACCTGAGCGGTGCCGACCTGAGCGGTGCCGACCTGAGCGGTGCCAACCTGCGCGGTGCCTACCTGCGCGGTGCCTACGGTGCGACGAAGAAAGTCCATGCGATGCGCGTCTTCTCCGGGCTTTATTACTACGAAGTCCACGCCGTTCTATTTGAGAATGGAGAGCGATGGGTGCGAATGGGATGTATCTGGTATTCACTCGAAAAGTGGGAGAAGATCGGCATCCGAAACAGCAACGTAAAAGAGTTTCCCGACGACGGCTCAGAGAAGTGCGAGGAGCGCGTTCGTGCGTTTGAGTTTGCCAAGACTGCGGCTCTTGCGATGCAGGTGCCCAAATGACATGCAAACGCTGCAATGGAGCGCGATTCATCTGCGCGATTGAAGTCAACGACTTGGTGAAGTGGGCTCTGGTCGCGGTTCCGTGCCCTGAGTGCAGGCCGGAGTGCTTCCATCAGGCACCTATATCGCTGGACGGCAAGACGCTTGCAGGAGGGTTCGATGCCTAACTTTCTGCACTTGGTTGAAACGATCAGCCGCTACTGGGGAGCATGGTGCGTCGGCTTCGTCATGGGCGCCTATTGGGGAACTCACGTGCGGACAGATGAGCCCCGCACCGGATTGCAAGTGATGCAAAAGGAGGAGCGATGAGTCAAGCTAAGCTGATTGACCGGCAAGACATAAGCATGGTGCAGTGCAACTATTGCCAAGAACCCTTCGCGCAAGACGAGGATCTTGACTGGAACGATCAACCCTCGACCTTCGTGGATATCCCAGTGGAGTGCGACGAAGGAAACTTCTGCGGGGAAGAGTGCCGCGCTCAGGCGATGTACGAGGCGCAGACACCCAAATTCCGTGAGACATTGCGGAAGATCTATCTCGGCGCAACCCTCCTCAACGACAATCGGGCGCACGCGATGGCCATCATGGATGCATGGGATATGGATTACAACAGCGATGATACAGAATCGATCCTGCAAGCGCTATCCCCCGATGGCGGTATCCGGGGCAAAGAAGGCGTCGAGGATGACTGCGAAGCCCTGCTAGTGTCCAAGGAAGCCAGTAAGGTGCTCTGGAATGGACTCTATATGGGGCGTAGGCTTGCCATCGGCAACGTAGTCCACGCACAGCAAAACGTAGAATCCTACCCCAACGACGAGTATTGGGCGAAAGGTCTGGCTGAGGCTAACCTGTTGCTGGCCGATGCCGAAGCTGCGCTGAAGGCGCTGGAAGCTTTGAGGCCGATCGTATGACCGGTCAATTCGACCCTAACGGCTCGCTGCACGCCTACCATTTGGAGCGTCAACGCCGCGAGATGTGGCGCTCCATTGGGCTGGGACTGGTCTGCTTCGCCGTCTTGTGCGCAGGCGTCGTACTCATGTTTATCGCACTTTCACTTGCAGGGAGGTAAGGAATGATGACTGAAGCACAAACGAAACTCGCACGCTTCGCGCTGGGGTTGCCCAATAAGCAGAACACATCCTATCGCAACCGTTTTTGTACTGGCCCAGGGAGCGGCGATTATCCAGAGTTGCAGGCGATGGTGGCTGAAGGTGACGCCATTGAGCGCACCGGCCCTCTCTGGGGCGGCGCTAGCATGTTCCATCTCACACTCAAAGGGGCCTTAGCCGTTTGTGGGCCGCAGGAACACATTAGCCGAGAAGATGCGGAAGAAATGCGAAAGCAAGCATAGGGACTCATGTCCCGGAGGTAACTCTATGGCACCAAAGACTAAGACCGAGTTTCTCAAGTTCCGCGTGACAGTCGCGCAACTGAAGGCACTCAAAGCCGAGGCTCTGCGCGAGGGCCGCAACGTGCCGGACCAAGCCCGGTGGAAGTTGTTCGGAGGCAGCCAATGCCCTGCGAAGTGATTGACCTACCGGGAGGTGGGCACGCAATCATTCGACGGTCACGGCGTCCTCTGTGTCAGTTCTGCAAGCATAGGGAGCACACGAAGCTCTGCGATTTCAGTGTCAGTGTCGGAGATGTCGGGCACAAACGGACCTGCGATGCCAAGATGTGTGATCAGTGCGCAAAGCACGTCGGACCCGATACCGACTACTGCCCAACCCATTCAAAGTAAGGCTGGAGGCACAATGGCAGCACAAGAAATAGTCGTACAGCAAGCGAAGGCAATCGCCGGCAGACAGGTTCCGGAAGAGTCTGGCGGCGGGCTCATGGCGAGCATCGTCAAACTCGCTTCCAATCCAAACGTTGACATCGATAAGCTCAACAAATTGCTCGATATGCAGGATAAGTGGGAGATCAGGCAAGACAAGAAGGCTATGCGTCACGCGCTGGCTGAGTTCAAGAAGAACCCTCCGGCGATCATCAAGAAGCGCATGGCTACCGTGCAGACCAAGGCGGGCGGAACCTTCACTTACTCCTTCGCTGATCTTGACAACATCACCACAGAGGCGCAGAAGGGGCTGGCCGAGTATGGAATCACGCACGGCTACGCCATCCTTGAGAGAGGCACTGACCTTACTGTGACCTGCATCCTCAAGTACGGCAGCTATGAGGAGCCGGGTGTGCCGCTGACGTCTGGACCTGATACGTCTGGCACCAAGAACGACATCCAGGCCAAGGCGTCAACCCTCAGCTACCTCGAGAAGTACACGTTTCTCGCTGCGGTGGGCATGGCGGCCGGGATGCCAGACACAGACGGGAACCGCCAGCAGTCGTCAGCGAAGCCCACGATGGCCGAGGAAGAACTGATCGATGCCTGCACCAACATCGAAGCCGCGGCAACTCGGGAAGAACTGAAGACCATCTACGCGGGTAACTACAAGGCTGCACAGAAGCTCAACGATCGGCCGGCGATGAGCGCGATCCTGGCTGCATACGAGAAACGCAAGGCTGAACTACAGGAGCAGGCAGCATGAAGATCATCCATTGCCCATGCTGCGATGAGCCTTGCGGCAAGGAATACCCCGCCGACGACACCGACCCCGCATTTAGAGAAGGTAGGGGCGAGGATTTTGCGCTTCCCGATGGGCGCTGGTGCTGTTCGCAGTTTTGCTTGGATGCGATGAATGGAGACTTTGACGATGCCGACTGATCCCAACTATCCCGCGCAAACAGACAAAGCCTAACCCGCACACGCAACGCAATCAACTTGGAGAAATCACATGACGACCGAACTGGCAAGAATCGAAACCATCACCCCTGCGGAACTCTTCAAACCCGGCAAGCTCGATCCGATCATGGATGCAATCGAAGCCGAGGTGCGACGGGAAGCCGCATGCCTGGACATCTCAACCGAGGCCAACCGCAAGGCGCTGGCATCCCTCGCGTTCAAGGTGGCAAAGTCCAAAACCTTTGTCGAGGCGAGCGGCAAAGACCTTGTGGCTGGCCGGAAGGAGGAACTGAAGGCCATCGACCGGGAGCGTGGTCGCATCTGGGATCGCTTCGAGGCATTGCAGATTGAGGTTCGCAAGCCCCTGACCGACTGGGAGAACGCAGAGAAGGAGCGGGTTGCACGGCATGAGGCTGCATTGCAATCCCTCGTCACGGTCGGAGATGAGACTTCGCGCTATTGGGAGTCTACGGCAGTTGATGTTATGCGGGAGCGGCTGACAACGATCACGGCAACGGAGTATGACTGGCAGGAGTTCATAAGCCGCGCCCAGGCCGTTGTGGTCGTCACGATCCGCCAGATCAAGGAAGCCATCGCCCGCCGCGAGAAGTTGGAATCTGAGCGTGCGGAACTGGAGACACTGCGCAAAGAGCAAGCCAAGCGCGATCAGGAAGCACGCGAGGCCCAGATTGCGAAGGAAGCCACCGAACGGGCTGAGTGGGAGGCCAAGCGGCGCGAGGAAGCGGCTGCCAAGGCTGCGCAGGCGGCTCATGAGCGCGTCGAACTGGAAAAGGCTGAGGCAGAGGCCCGAGCGAAGCAGGCAGAGGCGCAGAGACTCGAATCTGAGCGGCTGGCTGCACTGCGCGAGAAGGAACATGCCGAGATTGCCAAACGCCGGGAAGAGGCGGCTGTAGTCCTTGAGCGCCAGAGGGCTGCAGCAGCGATCGAAGAGGCTACCCGCAAGGAAACAGAGGCCGCCGAGAAGCGCGAGGCCAACAAGCGGCACTGCGCCAAGATCAATCGGGAAGTCTTAGCGGCCATCGTTGCGCTGATGATTCCCGAGCCTGCCGCAAAGAAGATCGTCGAAGCAATTGCCAAAGGCGAAATCCCTCACACGAAAATCAGCTACTAGGAGGCCCGTCACATGAACCTCAACACGTTGGAAATGGAGTGGACCGACACCGGATGCGTGGCCAAAGCGTCCGGGTTCCCCGGAAAGTCTCTACTTTGTCCGCATTGCGGCGTGGAGCTTCCGAGAGACATGGAGCATCGTTGCGGGGACAAGGCATATCCCCAAGCGGCGCCCAGGAAGAAACGGACAGGCAAGCCATGATCCACCAGATCCAGCAGCAAACTCCAGCTTGGCTGCAATTCCGCATCGGCAAGGTCACCGCATCCCGCGTCAAGGATGTGATGGACTTGACCATAAAGGGTGCCCCGACCGCCAAACGCAAGCGATACCTGATCGAGGTTGTCACCGAGCGCCTGACGGGTTATGCAGTCGATCACTTCGTCTCAGACGCGATGGTTTGGGGAACCGACAACGAGAAGTACGCACGCGCAGCTTACGAGATCGTCTCCGGCAACGAGGTGGAGCCCTGCGCGGGCCGGGATGCCAAGGTAGGCATAGCCACCCACCCCAGGATTGAGTTGCTGGCTGCATCGCCTGATGGTCTGATCGGCAAAGACGGGCTGGCAGAATTCAAGTGCCCAACGTCGGTTACGCATATTGAGTGGATGATCGATGGCGACTGCGAAGTACCTGAGGAACACAAGGACCAGTGCTACACACAGATGGCATGCTGGGAGCGAGACTGGGTAGACTTCGCCAGCTATGATCCGCGCATCGAGAACTACCCAGAGTTGCAGATATTCGTGAAGCGTCTGCCACGCGACGAGAAGCGCATCATGGAGATCGAGGTCGGCGTGGTGCGGTTTCTTGGAGAGGTTGAGGAGAAGGTGCAGAAGCTACTCGCCCGCTGCGGCAACCCAGAGCAGGTTCGGGAGCAGATGCAGAGCCCGAAGCTCAAGGAGCAACTGAAGCGGTCAGTGGAGGAGTTCGACCCAGAGATGGGGATCACAAGTCTTGATCTGCCCCCATGGGCGAGAACGGGGAAGTATGCTCCCACGAAGTAAGCCGATCAACAAGGTCCGCAAAGGAACACGCCGCGGCCAGCCCACGCCGGCAGAGAAGTCCGCGATCCGTGAATTGGTCTACGAGGAGTCATGCGGGCGCTGCCAGTTGCACCTGTCGACTAAGTGCAGCGGTCCCCGCGTGCTGCCCAAGGGTGGCTCAGTGCTCGAACGCTGGCATCTGGTGCACCTCAAGGCCAAGCGTGTGCACGGCTGGGGCAGAGAGAACGTGTGCGGGGGATGTTATGCCTGCCATATCGAGGAAATGCACGGCAAAGGGCGAAAGCCAGAGGTGATTCGATGAAGATCAGCCAGAGGGAAGCGCGGAGGCTACAGAAGCGTGTTTATGAGCTTGAGTGCGTCCTGAATCGACAGAAAAATCGTTGGGCTTCCGATTGGGGCGCTGGGTGGGTAAATATTGAGTCGCTGATACTTACTCCCGAATCGTTTGCCAAGGTAGCTACGGCGCGGCTGCTAGGTCATGCTGTCGTGATAATACCGAGCACGGATAATGCTGTTCGTTTGTATGCGGACAAACTATGAACACCGGAAACTGCCCGAGTTGCGGACGCCCGTGGCCAGAGACTCGAGGGCGCATCTGTTCCCTGTGCGAGTTGCCCATTCTCCTGCATCATCGCTGGAGGTTTGTAGGCTCTCGCGTGCAGCATCGAGACTGCCAAGACCCCACGTTGGACAAGCTGGTGCGCCCAGCCGAGCCCCGACTGGTAGAGGTGCAGGATGGAGATTAGCTTTGCAGTCGACAGAGTTGGCGAGCCCCAGGGTTCGGTCGCCGGATTTATCATCGAAGGCCGCGTGGACCCTCAGAACCCCTGCACGCCTGACGGAAAGCCTATCTGGGTGCAGAAGCCGCGGTCGATCTTGACTTCGGACAATCCCGACCTGAAAGCCTACCGGCGCCACGTATCAGCAGAAGCCCACAACGCTCTGGTGCGCGCGAAGTTCCCGAAGCCGATGGCGGGCAGGCATATCCCGGTATCCGTAGCCGTAGTGTTTACGTTCGTCAGGCCTGCATCGGTCAGCCAGAAGCGCACGCAGATGGTGGTGCGGCCGGACTTAGACAAGTTGATCCGAGCAGTTCTCGATGCGCTCACAGGCGTTTTGTACGAAGACGACTCGCAAGTCGTTGAGTTTGACAGGCCACGCAAGCAGTATGGAACTCGGGAGCGCGTAGAAGTCAGAGTGCGTGTGCTCGACCCGGTAGCAACTACCCTCGAGCTTCCACTGGTTGAGAACTTTTAGATTCACATCCTGCACCACGAAAGGCAAACGCATGGCTCCGAAACTCTGGTTTTCCCCGAAGGCGATCCGACGTATCCGCATCCGGTCGTATGTAGGTCTGGTAGGCAAGGCCCCCACCAAGCAGAAGAGACTGAAGCTACTCCTAACGATGCCCTTGACCGGGCAGAAGGTCACAGGCTTTCCGGACTGGCTTGCAGATGCGCGAGACTTCGTAATGAAGACTGGCGAAGTAGTTCGCTGCACCCAGACCATCGACTACTGCAATGTCATCATGACCGAGCAGCAGCTCTTTGGCCCTTCTCCAATCGAGGCACCGAAGGCCAAACTCTCACATTTCATCGTGGAGAATATGGCAAGCGAGGAAGACCCGGAGACAGTCGTAAAGTTCCAAATGGTTTGCGGGTTCTCGACTGACTTGTTGCGCTGGACGGGACAGATGGCCGGCGAGGAGTTTGACGCATCTTTTGAAGTGACCGATGCTCCAGAAGAAGAGGAAGAGTCCGACGACGAAGGTGAGGCGGAAGCTGATGCCGCGGCCGAGGAGCCGGAAGAGGACGACGAGCAGGTGCGCCAGAAGAAGCGCCGAGAAGAACGTGCTGCGACCGCACAAGCTGCAAAGAACCTCAAACTGATGTGACCCGGCAGGGGATGGGCAACTGTCCCCTAGCCTGAAAGAGCCTGTGAAATGAGATTGACTAGCCTATTCCTACTGATTGCCCTCTCGGTGAACGCGCAGACGACGAAGCCTAAGATGGTCTGCGTGCTGAATGGACATGTCGTGGGCTTGAGCGAGTACACCCAAGCGCACTGCGAGAAGGTTGGGGGTATTTGGGCCGAGGACAACGGCACGCAGCCTGCCCCTCCTGCAACAGAGAAGGCCAAGCCGGACACCGCTGCCGAAGTGACTACCTTGTGCAACTCTCTTCAGGTGCGGTTAGACAAAATCAACGCGGACACTGGAAGAAAGTTCGAGGTCATGTGTTCAGAGCAACTTCCGCAACCTAAACCAAGAGAGAAGGTAACGATTCCGCTTACCTCAGATGAAAAAGTTAGGCTTGCTTACTGGAGGGCCGTTGAAGACGCAGGATGGGGTGCTGAATACAATTTTGAGCGCGACCTGTTCATCGCTCATGGAGTCATGTTCAACGACACTGGAAGATGGACCCCGAAAGGCATGGCTTTCAGCAATACCAAGTGCGATGTGACGCCGATGATTATTGCAAATACAGACTTTATAACGCTCGACAAGTTTGGATTTTGGAAACCCACTCCAGAGTGCAGCAAGTGGACAGACGAATTGTGGAGAAAGTTTTCTAAGCCTGTCCCATCTGGAGGGAAGACGCCATGACTAACCCGACGAAGGAAACGATGAGCGCGAAGCAGAAGGTGCTCAAGGTGTGGCCGGATGCCAAACTAAGTAGTGCGTTCGCCAAGCAACCAGACGGCACTAAACAGTGGATGTGGTGCGTAATGTCCACCCTGAGGTGCCGCTCTTCACGTGGTAAAAAGCGCGTAGAGAATGTCGGTGAGTGGCGTTTCTCGGAAGCCGAAGCATGGACTGACGCGGCCGCCCAAGCTGCCCAGGAACGTGTTTCTGACCTAGAACTGATGGTCAAGAAATTGCGCGACTTTATAGAGTTTGGTCCAGTGTGTAGCACGGAAGCCACCAACATTGTGCTTGAGGCTGATGAGGTTCTCAGGGACTTGCGACAGAAATGAGGTAACGAATGGGTGACGGAGCGATGTGCCATTATTGCCGTAGGTATAACTGCATCTGCGAAGACAGTCCGAAAGGTGTCAACTGGAAGCCCCTCGCATCACCCATAGAGGAGACGGCAGCCAAACGAACGTTGGGCGACGTGTTGGAGGAGTTGTGCCCCGGCGTTCGTAAGCGTAACTGGCCTGCATGGGCTTGGCCGTACCGCGAGACTGACGATCCGAAGGCGATAGAACCAATGATGACAGACCGCGATGAGTACGCAGTTGAGGAGACAGCAGCCAAGCACGAGGTAGTAGAACCGGAAATATGGCTATCCCAGACTGCGAATATCTTGAACCTATACCTGCACGGTTACCAACCAAAAGATGTAGCGCTGGAATTGATGGCCAAGATTGCGGCTAACTGGCCAAACATGTTGGACGACATTACTACATCTCCAGCCCCACAAGAGACGCTGCCGCCGCTGGATCCGGTCACAGCAGAGATGGTACGCAAAGCCTGGGAGATCGCCGTCAGTGTGCATGGGCTGCAACTCGACATGCAAGGAGAAAGCTATCTCTTCCACGTTGCGCGCGTAGCCATGGCGATGGAGACACATGAGGAACAGGTCTGCGCGCTGCTGCACGACGTTTTAGAGGACTCGCAATTTACCGACACATGGGCGCTTACCATTCAGGCCGAGTTCCAGCCCGAAGTACTGAGGTGCTGTATCGCACTGTGCCATCTGGATGGAGAGTCCTACGAGGCCTACATTCGGCGTGTCTCCGAGAACCCGCTGGCGATCAAAGTGAAGCTGGCAGACCTCGCGGACAACATGAACCCCGAGCGTCTGTTCAAACTGCCCGAGAAGACGTACCTGCGTCTGCTGGCGAAGTACAGCGCGGCTGTCCGGTATCTTAGAAACCCCTTGATCGCCCGATGAACAGGTTCGACATGTGCAATTCATCTGGGGTGATGAGCGCGTCGAACTGAGCCAGGACGTTCAGCGGCTCCATTCCTGCCTGCTGCATAAACTGCATCATCAATACCGAGCAGATAACCCGGTGGGGGTTCCATACTCGATGCTTCAGAGCCAGGCCAAGGATGTCCAAATAGTCGTACTTCTCGCCAATCTTTGACTCCAGCCACGTGTGCGCCCGGTCGAACTCTGACTGCGTGACTGGCATGAAGTAGCGACGTTCCATCCGGGGATTGCAGTAGTCCAGCGGACGCGGTTGAACTCCAGATCCAGCGTGTGCGCCCGTCCATGCATTGCCATCGCGGGACAGAGCCTCTACGTGGATGATCCAAGGCGCATTGGTGACGTACCGGATCGCCGCGCTGACGAATCCGGCACCACTAACGAAGCGTATGACGAGGTTGTTAGGCATTGGCTGGGGACGCGGTCGCAGGAGTAACCGGGGTTCCCAAGGCGTTCAAGAGAGCTACGGCTGCCGTGTTGATGCTTGCAGCCTGTGCGCCGACGTTCGTGGTGACATAGCCGTTCGCCTGGAGGAATGACAGCAATTCCGGCTCCATTGTGGAGATAACCGCCGCCGCTTTGATGGGGTTGGAAGCTGGCGTAGCTCCGGCCGCTTCACCCATAGCCTGCAGTTTGACCGCCTCGCCCATCCAGTTATTCAACAGACCTAGACCAGCCGCGACTGGACCGCCGACGCCGGCAGCCGTGGCTACAACTTCTGCCGCGCCTTCCGCTGTCTGCACTACGGCCTGCCCTTTTGTCGAGCCGAGCCAGGAGAATACCGATTTGATGTCCTTGCCTACTGTGGTCAGAAAGCTCATTGTGTTGCTCCTCTCCCCTTGCGGGGGCGCTACTTTGGGTCCGTCACCGGACCAGACGATGCTGCAGTTTCTGTGACCACTTTATCAGGCGTTGCGGTCTGAGTCTGGAGAAATTGTTGCGCCAGAGGGTTTGCCTGCTCGACCATCGCAGCACTTGCGCCCAGAGCCTTCATCGCTCCAAAGGCCCAAAGCTTCCAGAACCCCCAATGAACTGGAGGCTTAGGCGCGTTGGACATGATGAGCGAGAACACGAACAAAAAGAACACGCACTCAAAACCATGCGTTTCCACCCATATGTGCATTTTAGTTACCTCCCCGATCTTTCTTCCCTAGTGACCGATAGCCGGTCGTATCTTGTCCGCAAGCCAGAGCACAGCGGCAAGCAAAGCTAATGCCTGCCAGCGGAACTTCTTGAGCATCTCCACCGTCTCTTCAACTTGGCCAAGCCGCCCTTCTCCAGGCTTTCCTGTGCCGACGCACAACTCCACCAGGATAAATCCCTTGTCGACGGAGCGGACCAACTCCATGTGCTCCAGAAATTGCTTGTTGAGCGCTTCCTGAAACAAATCGCGCTGCTGTGTCATGGCCGCGAGGAAGGCTTCCCGATCCTTCCTCGAGGTCCTCTGGTTGTCCTGATGCTGGGCTTCGGTCTTACGTGACAGATCCTCGATCGCCCGGCGGACAGATTCCACTTCACCTTCCCCCATCACGCGCCCCCCTTATGGAATGGGTACTGAGTACTGCGCCGTCAGTTTTGCCACGTAAGCAGGATCTGGAGTGACGTGTCCCGCGTTCCAAACTTCGCCAATCTCTGCAAGGCTGTTCGGCTGGAAGTGCCGAAGTTGCTGATTCAGGAATGTGACGCTGGCATGGAAGGCCTCGTTGATGTCGTTGAAGCCTGCCGGGGACAGTCCCTGGGCGTTGCACAGCATGACCTGCAAAGGTCCGTAGCTCGATGCCGCTGCAGGAGAGCCGTAGATGGCCAGCAGCGCCGGCATGGGCGCATGGGAGCCGTAAGCCCCGCCCACATCGAAGGCAGGCTCATGCCGCGGCGTGCAGTTGGTTCCGTGCGAGGACTCGACTCCCGTAATAGCCCAGAGTAATCGCGTGCCGTCGACTCCAGGTGGCAGAGGCCCGACCTGGGGGCCGTAGGTGACGCATGCCTGTTCGTTTTGTTCCTGAGTAAAGCTCATTAGATAATCACCCCACTGAGCACCACACCGCCTCCGATCGTCAAAGATGTCGGAGATCCGCCACTATAGTTCACCCCACCGATCACTGGGGGCGAGGTAGTAGTCACGCCGTAGTAGTCGGTCGCAGGGATGCCGCTGTAAGTAATCCCTGCTCCAATCAGCGGACTGCCGCTGCTGGGGTAGAAGCTATTGCTGGCGGCTGGGAGCGATGGTGTGAACGGGTCAAGTTGTGTCTCGCTGGTCCAGGTCTGCGAAGGTTGGTCCGTCATAATCGGACTGCCGCATATCTCGCCCGCATAGGTGCAAGCTCCGTGAACTCCTGATGCATAGCCGTAGAAGTTGTTGTTGCTGCGCGTTGTCCACATCGTATCGTCGGACGTTCCGGGCTGTGCTTGGCACGACGAGTAGCAGATAAAAGTAATCTGCGAGCCGTTCCAGTAGTAATCGCTGGTGTTCGTATAGCCAATAAAATTATTATTGCGCAGGATGCGTGGACCGCCATTGCAAGTCGCAGGCGTATTTGCGACGACGGTGACAGCTGCTCCACTACCAGTGCCGCCGAAGATATAGTATTCAGTGAATGGATTGGTGTACGGCGGAGCGTTCGTTACTTGGCCGCCCGATATAATCGTAAGCCCTGTAATAACCCCGCCAGAACTAGTAGATGTGACTTGGACTGTCGCTTGAGTCCCACCAACATAGAGTACGTCGCCTACCGTATATCCAGTTCCGCCCGCACCGACCGAGACAGAGGTAAATGTATTCCAACAACCGAAGTCAAGGGCGACGTTCAAACTTGCGCTGACGAAGGTACTGTCATCAATTTCAAATGATCCAGCTATAGGCCACACTAGAGAGATAGCAGCACCGTCAGAACGACATAAATTATCATTGATATCAATGTATGTGTTGAATGTAGAGGGAGTGCCGGTGACTGGTTGGGCGAGCCTTCTACAGTTGGCATTGGTCAACGTGTTCTGCATCAGGAATTGGCCAGTAGAGGCGAGATTTGCTTTCCACGTCTGCCCGCCATTGTTGAATGCGGTAGAGTTGGTGATGGTGACGCTGCCAAGCGCCGTGTGCGGGCCGAAGAAGGCGTCTTTCACGTTCCAAGCCATCTCGCAGTGGTTACAGGTCATTGAAGCGAGGTTTGAATCCTGTCCACTCCACGCATCACCAAATCCGCCATTGATGATGCTGTAGCAGTAGGTGATCGGGACAGGATCAACCATCGGATATTCTTCGTTGCAGCCATTCCAGTCCATAGTCACGTACTGCGCATTGATTGTGGCCGCAGGATTGTTCGGAATCCGCCCGAGACCATCGCTCGTCCAGTCGAAATTCCACCCGGCAAAACCGTTGCGGTTTGAGGTGATGCGAGTCAGCGTGAAAGCTCCACCAATAGCTCCTGCGATGCCGGAGGCCGGAAGGCCGTGGATGTTGAGGTCTTGCAGTAGGATGTTGTGCGGAAGTTGATATCCTCCAGTGCTGGCGTTGGTATCAGTCATAATTCCGTTGTCCGCAAAGTCGTCATAGGGGGATCCACCATGCTGACAATATGATGGCAACTGCGCGTTGCCGAATAAAATACAACTGCTGTGGTCGGTGATATCCAGACATTGAACGTCAACGTAGCTGGTTTGTTGAAGGTTGATGACTGCGAGCGCTGCAAAGCCGCCAAAGATATTGGTCTTTTGCCCCGTTCCGCAACTTGCATAATTCGCGCCCAAGATTCTGGTGTGAGCGCCGGAAGTTCCAGCCGGGAAGTTGATGTTGTAGTCGGTATATGGATCACCGCCGCCACCTTGGTAGCCGTTGAACAAAGAGCCTAGTCCGGTCCCACCAGTAGCTCGGCCGGCGAAGCGCCAGGATGTCTGCCCTGAAGGATAACTGTTTTCAAGCAGCAGTGTGTCTCCGCCACCCATTGCCATTGATCCCGCAGTGCTGCCATCTGTCCACACATAGCGAGGATCACTCCAACCACAAGACTGATCGATAGGAGCCGGCCCTTGATAAGTCCATGTCACTGTGCCATCAGTGGTGGTAGGCGAGCCTCCGGCTGCGTGCGCCGGCCATGTCGGTAGCGTAGTTGCATTGGTTGTGCCAGCCGTCGTCACCCACTCGTAATTTCCGTTCGCGTCTACGATGGCAGTTGAGGATCCTGTAGTCGAAAAGACTTGGCCAGGAAGCCAATTGAGGTTTGTGGTTCCGGGATAAGCTGCGTCGGTTGTGCCTGTGCACATTCCATAGGGAAGAGTGGAGGAGATGCGGTTGCCGCCATCACCGCGGATGTAGAAGGTGGTGCCGAACGCTGTTCCACACAGCACTGCAAGAGCGAATGGAATGATTACAAGTCTAATGAGTTTCTTCATTTCTTCACCGCCGTTAAGCCAGCACCGCTCAGGATGAACGAACCATCGCTGTAATTGGTCAAGGTCACAGGCCCGCTGATTATGTAAGTGCTAACCACGGTCAAAGGAGGCTTCGGGAGCGCAGGGACTTGGATCATCGTGCCTGGCGCCAGTGTCACTGTGTAGGCCGTAGTCTGCTGGATGGCGTAGATCGACTTTGCAATTCCGGGGTCAGGATCTCCGCCCAGTAGCGCGCAAGGAGCCGCACTGGAGCAGGACACTAGTAGCGGATACTTTGGCGCTGTGACCGTGTTGAACTTGCCCGCAGTCCCGAACTGATAGCTAACCGCTGTTCCTGTCGTAGCCGTGATGGTGATGCCCTCAGGCCCAATCAGCACTGCGTTCAATGGTGCCTGGGCTGTGGCTGCGTACACAGTGAAAAGAAGGATGGTCAGGATGACTATTCTCATGGGCACACCAAGGTGTAAAAGTAGCCTGTAGCGGCAGTCAGTGCGGTTGCCGAGCTGTCTACCACAACGCTGGTAGCACTCGGAGAACTCATATTCGTGCTAGGAATCTGCAACGTCGTCGAGTACGCCCCAAACACCGGAGATATCGCACAGGCGCTGACATGGCCCCTGCTTGCCGTAAACGTCACAGTGAACACGGGACTGTTAGCGGCAGGCGTCGTCCCTGTAGTTATGTTGACGATGAAGGTTGAGTCGTAGCCATTTACCGAGGTGCAGGTTGGGCTAGTTCCCGCTCCCGTGCCAAAGGCCAGATTGCTGCAACTCAGCGCCCCGCCGAGCGTTAGGGCAGGCGTAAACGGTGTCCCATTGTTGGATATCGTGACGTTGCCGCTACCATCCGTGCCTACGATTCCCTTACCAGATGCGGGAGAAGCTGTGCCCGTGACAATCACTGGCTGGGATATGGTGTCGTATCCTGCATTAGTCACCTCATCGATGTGCGAGTTGCCCGTCAGGGTCGTGGCCGATCCCGCGAGAGGGATATAGCCTGCGGTCAAGCCGGAGATGCCCGATCCGCCAGAGCCGCACGGACTGCCTGTAGTGGTCAGCAAGCCTCCCGTACTAGCCTGCACGCAGTTGCCTGGAGTTAGGGCGGAGTCGGTAAGCGTAGGAAATGTCACACTAGCAACCGTGTAACCGGAGCCATAGGCCACGTCCAGCCAGTCATTAGCTGCAGTGGTCGCATCGTTGACGAATCGCCCATACAGGTGGCCCCCTGTCTTGATGAAATCCGCAAGGCGCTGGTCGGTCGCTCCAGTGGGGTCTTCAATTACGAAGTCCGTCTCGAACAGCGCGTAAGGGCTTGGGGTGCATACTGTTGACGTCCCTACTTGGAAGTTAGCGCAGTGATTCGTTCCATTGACCGTTTCCTTGGTGACCATTTCATTGGTGACGGTTTCATTGGCTAGATCAAGCGTCCCCAGTGCATCTCCTCTTGCCGCAGAGTTGATCGAAACATGTCCGGCCGCATCCATGCCAATGCTACTGAGTAACGTTCCAGCGGTGTTTTCAAAAGCTAGTGTCGGCAGATAGTTAATATAGTTCCACGCTTGAAGTCTTACTTCTCCATGTGGATCAGTTATTCCGTTTCCACTGTTGAACAGTGCACCTTGTGAAGATGGACCTCCTCCCGTGTACTGATTGTTGACAAACGCGCCTGAAAGCACGATTGACCCATAATCTACAGACGGTGTTCCTAACGTCAATGCTTCACGAATATAAACGTTAGGACTGAGGGTGAAAGTTTCAGGTGCGTGGTCATATGTTATTGACCCTGCCTGATCGCCTTCGTTGAAGATTCCTTCGACTGTGGATATCGCTCCTGGAATCGGACCACTCGCGACGCACAGCATGTAACCAGCGCAGTTCGCCTGCGCTCCTACCGCGGTCGCACCACCATAGATAGGAGCGTATTGGAACGCCAGGCCGTTCAAAACTGCGCCTTGGATGTCGAATAGCCATGGGGCGATATACCCGCCCCCGGCCCCGGAATAGTTGCTGGATGCGTTTGTATTGTCGTAGTATTCGAATCCATTGGTTGTGGGGTTCAGTCCACCGCCTAAACCTTCCCAAGAGTGTGAATTCTCAAGCCTTTGTGCATAGGGATTATTGATCGTGCTCGCCCCAGCGCTGAAGTCCAGAAGATTGTAGATGGCCGCGATGTTGTTTGTATCCTCAACTGCATCTCCAGAAGCGAAAGTACCATTAGCATCGACAGTGAGCTGGCCCCCATCCGGTACTCCGGTGCCGCTGTTTATAACTCCAACCACCGAGGCTGCATGGTATTGAACGGTCGCAACGGATGAGCCGGTAAATACTGATGTCACTCCGCTAGGAATCTGATGCCCAATGATGAGCGTGTGTGGTGCTTCTGATCCATAGACATCCTCAACATAGCGATTAGAGCCAACAGTCGTTACAGTTTGCTCTAACGCATCACCTGCTGAACCTCCACAAAAGAATACCGTTCCGCTGGTGTGCGAGTAGTGAAATACTGCTGTGACTGATTGTGTTCCACCACCTAAACTTCCTACTGCCGATGGGGTGAACCGCTCAAAATACTCCGGTCCCAATGCAAAACAAATTTGCCCGACCGTGATCGCCGTAGCTCCAGTCACATTCAGCGTCGTGGTAATAGTCGCCTTTGAAAGTTGGCCTGTCGTGTTGCCAACAGTGCGCGGAACGTCGATTGCGGCTGAGAAACTTCCTTCGATCGAGCTGGTAACGGTTAGGCTGGTCGTTATGTAGGCGGGGCTCGTCCCGCCGCCACCCACGTAAGTTCCAGTGCCGCTCTGTCCGCTGGTTAGGTCGATCAGATCAGAGTTCAATCCAATTCCAGACCCGCCGCCATTATTAGGGTCGTTTGCGCAATGAGATGTGCAGGTAAGGTTGACCACCGTCTGTCCGGCAGTTCCACTGCTTACTGTGCCAAGATACTCAGGCTGCTCGGCAAAAGTTATGCGCAGTGCTTGTGTACCTTCTCCTGATGCTTCAATCCATGCAGGTTTCGCCCACATATTCCAATTCGACAATGCCGAGTCACCTTCTTTGTTGGCGTTATAGTTTATTGCACTTCCATTCGTAATCCCATTGCCGAACTCATTTACATCTAAAAAATATCCATAAGGCAGGTTCCATCCTTGGTTGCTGGTAATGCTGCTATTGCCATAGCTGAACCCTGGATTGTAATCGTTGAATACGGTTTTATGACATTGAGAATAGGTGTAATCTCCCCCGGTATCACCTGTCAGTTGTGTGTTTGTGCAGGGATTGTAGTAGGGAACCCACGCGCCGAGAGACGAGTTATAAGCCGGGTTGACGGAGTTTCCGTATAACTGAGGACTGGTCAGCGTGTGTATCGTGGTGTTGATGGTGATGTTCGGGTCGCAACCAAACGCACTGCCTGTAGAAATCTGCACCGCGTTTGCCGTGGCGCATGGTGAACCACCACCCCCTCCCACCGCCGAGAGAATGCCTGCGGAGATCGTTACTGTCGTATTGTCAGGCTTGACCGTGCCGAAGGTCGACGAGGTTGCGAGGGGCGGGATAATCGGCACGTACTCATTCAGCCCGGTATTCCATGTCAACACCTGCCCATTGGTCGGCGCCGTATTCACTACCGCCTTGCCCTGGATGCCGATCACCGTCTGCGCGGTCGATGTCCCGCTCAGATCTCCGCCCGCGGTAAAGCCGCCTCCGCTCAGGATGCATGAGTTCGAATATGGCGAGTATGTGTATCCGCCTGCAACGTTGCAACTCGTAGCAGTCTTGAGGACGGTATTGATGTCTGACAGCAGCAGCACAGCCGCGGCAGTGGTGCGCCCTTGAAAACTGGTAAGTCCCGAACCTGATCCGCTGCCTGGGCACGAGGTCTGCGGCGTCCATTGGCCAAGGACAGAGTTGAATCCTTCGAGCGCAAAAGCCTGAGGAGTGCTCTGAAATGGTTCGGCGGTAGAACTGTTTGAGCAGGCAGTCCACTGGCTTGTTCCTATGTTCCAGTAGTAGACAGCCATCGGCGTGGGATCGAGCCCAATGACCTGTGCATGAATCGCACACGCGCACCCAATAATCAGTAACGCCAGAAGCTTCCGCATGCTCACCCTCTAAGGGAAACAGCCGGCCTCCATTGAGGAGACCGGCCCTGTTGGTTTTAGTGGCAGCTATAGGTGAACTTGTATGCCACCGAAGCGGTCAGAGCAGTTGAGCTTGCGGTAAAGACCAGCGTTCCGCCCGTTGTGGCAGAACCTGCAGTCGAGGTGACAACCTCAGTGGAGTAGGTATTGGCCGAACCCACTGAAGTCACGGTGCAGGACCCCGCATAAACAAACCCGCCACCGTAGTCCGGAGGAGGGAAGGTAACGGTGAAGACCGCAGCCGAGGCCGTTGGTGTTGTGCCTGTGGTCAGGGTTACGGTTCCGGTGCCCTGGCTCGATCCGCCCACAATGGCGATGGTCGGTGAAGTACCTGCACCAGCGCCCGCGGCGATCGATACCTTAGGCGAAGGCGTCATCGTCACCAGCTTGCTGGAAGCGTTGCATCCGTAAGAGGTCCACGGCGTAGTGGTTACGTCGATGACCGTCTCGCCTGCCACGCAGGTTGCAGTGCCGATGACGTCTGCCGGGGTCGTGCTGTTTTTCAGAGTCGCGTTCTGTTGGGAGATGTTCGAGATTGCGCTATACCACTCGCCATCCAGAATGATCGTCGACGGGCTCTTGCCGTCGCGGACGTTCAGAGCTTCCTGCAACCCGCCTGTGCCCGACTGCAGAGAGAACGTGGTGTGCGCGTTGGAGGGTGCCAGCGTCGGCCCGCAGGTGGTCTCGGTGGGCGCAAGGTAGCTCCCCGGAGTGACAACTTCGGAGTTGGCCTGGTTGTTGTCCTGGATGAGGACGGGAGCCAGAGCCACCGCATCCGAGAACGCATAGAAGGTCGAGGAGTTGCCGAAGTTGAGTTGGGTGATGGTGCAGGGAGAAAACCCGGATACCTGGAAGGTATAGGTGTTAGCTGACTGCCCCTGCAGTGCCCATCGACCATAGTCGTTTGCTCGCACCCATGAAGGATTGGCTGCGGGCGTGAATCCCTGGGCAAGAACCGGCGTCAACGACGCCAGCAAGAAAGCGATTGACGCTACGATTCTGCGCATTGTCTTTTTCTCCGTGGAACGGTTAGAGGTTGAGGATTAGGCGAAACTACTTCGCCCACGATTAGTACCACTCCGTCCATTCCTGAATGGTCCCAGCAACGTCGGTGTGAACTTTGTAATACGACCCGACCGGCACGATGAACGTCAGCGACCCTGATGCCAGAGTCGAAGAAACTGCCGAAACTGCAGTCGTACATGAACTTGCCGTGTCCACATAGGCAGTCTCTGTGCCGGTGGAGGCCCAATCGACACTCGCCGCTACGGTTATCGGGTTCGTGCCGGTGTTGTGATAAACGGTATCGAGTGCCCGGCCTACGGTAACGATGTGCGTGGCGATCACGGTGCTCACTGGAGCGATCCCAGTCAGTCCGCCATATGCATCCCAAACCGCATAGTAGCCAGTAGCTGAGGCCGAGGCTGCCGTCACCACCTCCGACTCAGAGCCGGTGGTCGACACGCCGATGTTCGTCTTCCCGCCCGCAGCGACGACCGTGATCGGGCTGAGGAAGTTCAGGATGGGCTGCTGCGCTACCGGGATGCCGTTCAACTGGATGGTCTGATAGAAAGCTGTGTTGCAGGTTACAGGCGTGTCGTAGGCCGTCCCGTCAGAGGCAAGGCAGGTTCCTGAAGCTCCAACCGTCCCATTGACCAGATACCCGCCTGCAGAGTTGATAAGGGCATCGAGGCCTGTTCCCTCGACATCCACGCCCCAGGCCGGCGTCGAAGTGCCTACACCCACCGCGCCGACGTTGTAGAGGTTGTAACCGGACAGGCTCAAGGCGCCCGAGATGGACTGAGGATTGTGGTTATAAGGAATTGTGAGAATCGGAATCGGGTAAGTTACCTGTCCATGATAGTAAGGGATGCCCTGCGACAGGTTATAAGTCGATCCGGGACCGAAGAACTGCCACAGTTCCGGGTAGCTGAATAGCGTGTTGCCGCTTGAATCGAGGAGGCTTACCGTGTATCCAGTCCCGGTGGGGAAGCCTGCATCGTTGGCTACCACCCGGCATGGAGTCAGATTCAAGGTGGGGACGGCGGCTCCGGTAACCAGTGGGACGGCCTGGGTGTACTGGGCAGTCGTTGTGGTGGTATGCCCTTGATACTGCTCAGATCCTGAGGTTGCACCGATGTAGACATTCATGCCGGTTGCCTGAGGCGGTCCAGTTCCAACGGGCGGGAGAACCTGAAGTTCTCCGATGCTGGTGAGTTGAACCGCCACCTCAGGCGATGGCAATGTCTGGTTGCCGAACTGATCGTACCACGTGAATTGGATGTAGTAGTTGCCAACCGGCAGAGTTCCGGTGAACTGTGGGGTAACTCGCGGACCTGTAAGGGGGTTGCCGATGCCTACGACTGCTCCGTTGAGGTCGGTCCCGCACTGGCCCTCAGAGACTACAACAGAGGTTCCGGCTACGAAAAAGACCTGAGAGGGGACGAAGGTGATGGTGGCATTTGCTGCTGGGGTTCCGGAGGACGTAGAGAGCGTACCCTGCACTCCAACGTAGGGGGAAGTGAATTGCGCTCCGCAGGGGAGAGTTGCCAGCAACCCGGCGATCAGGCCGGCGAAACGCAATCTTCGCATCGTTCCCTCTTAGTTCGGCGGAGACTGACTGATTGCCGCACCCGCCCGCATCTTTTCCTGAATCGCCAGCGCCCGTTCCTGCCGTGCATTGTTTTCTGCGTTTGCCGCTGCCTGCATGGCCAGGTTTCTATGCTGCATGCCGACCCGGATCATCTCGCAGATGGCCGAATGGGTGTGCATGGGCAAGACTTCCAGTTCGTTGTTGATCCGTTTGGCGATGCCGTACATCTCTGAGGAGCTAAGTTCCTGCTGTGCCATTTGATTTGCCCTTCCGTTGCGCTGCTGGTTTAGTCACTGAGCCGATTTTACACGTAGCACTTTCTTCCGCCTCTGCTCCACCTCTTTGCAGTCCGTGTCGCATGGGATGCACCACCCGGCAGGCAGGAGATCGTACTTGAATCGCCGCTCGGCATCGTCTCCGAGGAGGATTCTTTTGCACAACTTGCACGGCCTCATAAGGCTGAATGTGATCTTCGGATGCCCCCCGGCCCGCTCGTCCTGGCTGAAGAGTTGCCGCGCAAGAATCCGACGCATCCAGATAGAATAGTCAGACCAAGATAAGCCTTTGATTCTTTTGGCATATGCCCACTCAGGCAGGCGTATTGCGTCCAGTTCCACAAAAGCAATCGTCGCCATCGTTGGGTAGGGCCTGCCCAGTTCTTTGAACTCGCGGCGCCACATCCGGCGCAACTGGCGCTCGCGGCGG